CCCTACGGCTCCCACCTCAAGAAGTACCGCGCCGCCCTCGGTGACGATCGCCCGCTCGACGAGATCCAGCCGCAGGAGCTCCAGCGTGTGATCGCGCAGGCCAAGGTGTCCGACGTGACGGCGATCCAGATCCGAGTCGCCATGCGCTCGCTTTTCACGTGGGCCAAAGAACAGGGCTACGTGCGAGACAACGTCGCGCTCGAGACGGTGCGCCGCAAGACGCGCAAGACGGGCGCCGAACTGCTCGCCGCGATGGACGCGCCCAAGAAGCGCAAGACCATGAGCGCCGACGAGCTCAACCGCTTTCTCGACGCCCTCTACGCCGACAACCCCGACGTGCAGGTTATGGCCGGCGTGCAGTTCCTGCTCGGCTGTCGCTTTGGCGAGGTGAGCGCGCTGCGCTGGCGGGACATCGACATGCACACCGGCCTGATCACCATCCGCCGGGCCCAGTACGAGGGCGAGATGGGCACGCCCAAGAACGGCGAAGCCCGCGAGGTTGCCGTCGGCCCCACCTGGCTCGGCATCCTGCAGGCCCACCGCCGGCGTCTGGTCCACCTCGGTCGCGCCGGCATCGACGAGTGGTGCTTCCCCGCCCCGTACGCGGCCAACCGCCGCCGGGCCGACTGTCTCTACACCTACTCGACCACGCGTGATACGTACCGACGCGCCATGGACGCCACGGGGGTTGTCCTTTGGCGCTGTGTGACCCACGCCATGCGCCACACCATGATCACGCTCGCTCAGGTAGAGGGACAGAACCTCGCCGCCCGTGCCCTCACCGGGCAGAAGGCCGAGCGCAGCATGCTGCAGGACTTCGTCGGCCACGCGACCGTCGAGATGACCGAGCACTACACCCACGTGCCCCAGGCCGAGATCGTCGACTTCGCGGCGCGGCTCGAGCAGAAGCTACGCTCCGAGGCCCCGGGTGGGGGAAAAGGTGGGGGAGACGCCCTACCCCCCGCATCAAAGGCTCGGAAATAAAATGGAATTGGAGACAACCATATGAGCGGCCATGTCAACGGCATGCCGTTCCACGCCAAGCGACACCCTATTTATTGCGGCAAATCCGCACATCCGAAGCCGCTGGCTCGTTATGGCGTGGTGTGGAGTTTCGGCTCGGGTGGGGGAAGTGGGTGGGGGAAAATCTGGTCCGCTCCGAGCATCATCGGCTGAAGCACTTCCCGGTTTCGGCGTGCCGTTTGAGCGCGGTCGACACCTAAGCGCTGGCCTAGCGACGTATGGTCAAGCGAGCAGACTTGTGGTGAGCACCGGCGTAACCACAAGGTGCCCTCACTGCGCCGTCTACGATCTCGGCCGTCCCCATGACACAGCGCGCCTCCGCTGGGAAGTTACCGTCGCAGACGTACCTCAACCCGCCGTCGGTACGGCCATCGCAGGGCACACGATCGATCTGCTCGAGGTCGCAAAGGAGAACGTCGATGCCGGTGATCGCAGTCGTGTCTATCGCGACCCCGGCATACCAACGGACCTGATGCTCGGGTTCGCCGATTGGCGAGTCACCAACCGCATCGTAGTAGGTCGTCACCGTCCGCTCGTAGCGCTTGTCGCACGCGACCTCGACCGTCTCGCTCTTCGGCGCGGCTGCGGGTCCAGCGTCCTCACCCTGCGCGCGCGCCACGTCGTCGCCCGCGTCCACCAGGGCCGCACCGGCATCACGCAGCATCTGCCCTGCATCGACCAGGACCTCGCCCGCGCCTTCCGCGAGCTCGTCCACGCACGCCACGGCTACCAGCCCGAGCAAGCCCACGCACATCAATCGCTTCATCGTTGCCACCCTTGAAGAGGGCTTCGGACGAACGCGACGAGAACTTGAACGGCGGCGGCAGGGCGCGCAGCCGCGCTCAGGTCCTCCTCGCCGTCGGGCACTGAGGCCGCCAGCCGTTTTGCACTGCCTGGCTCACACCGCCGGACAGCAAGACCGATCAGCACCTCATCGATGAACTCTACCGGCAATCCCTGCGCGCGCGGGGCGAGCTGATGCCCGGGACGAAGGACCCTCTCCCGCAGTTCGCAGACTGGCCGTGAGTGCGCTCTTTGTGTGCGACAAGGTTGCCTTGGTGATCCAGATCGAGTAACGGAAGACCGTGTCGAACGCGAAGGACGACCAACGGGATGGGGACACCGAGTCGCGGGAATCGCGACACGAAGGCACGGCTGAGGGCGCGCAGGAGCAAAACCTCGAGACCCCAACGACCGCCCCGAAGCCGCAACCAGCGCCGCGCGCGAACCCGTTCTATGCGGCTCTGATGCGTGCGAAGAGCATCCGGCGCGTGTAAATCAGTCTCCCGATGCGAGTCACTGACAATTGGTTCTGGCGGTGGAAGGAAGTCGCGCTGGGCAGCGCTACCGCTGGAAGCGTCGTCCTGCTGAACGCTGGTGATCATCGTTTTTGGGAGGCCGGTGTGGCGGCGCTAGCTCCTTGGGCACCGAGCGCTGCGGACTGGCTGGCCGCGCGGATTGAGGGCAGAACGCTTCTTCAGCAGACGATGGCGGACTCGCTGATGTCGCTGGTTGGTTCATATCTGGCGGTGGGCGAGCCGCTGATCGGTGGCGAGCCGACGATTCGCGCGACGGCTTTCGCGCCGTCAAAGCGGTCGAAAGAAAGCGTGCCGCGCATGTACCCAATCTGCCGCGTGACATCGGCAAATCCTTCGCGATGGTTGTCGCCCGGCGATGAAGGGTTCGCTCGCTCCCCGGAGTTCTCGTGTGGCGAAGTGTTCGTCGGCAAGTGCTGGGAAAGCGCACGCGAGATCTATAGTGGCGAGATCCATGCGCAGAGCGACTACCCTGGCAGCGACCAAGATCGTCACGCTTCTTGGGAGGCGCAATGGCGAACGTGGGGAGCAAACTCTACGCTCCACTGGAGCTCACACATGCGGCATGTCCGCTCAGTCTGGGCATTTCCAGTTCCCAGTGCGGTTCCACGCGCAAGCGACCCCGACTCCTACGAGCCCTTCGCTATCGTCTCCGTCGACTCGACGCGCCCGCGGGACTTCGAATCGCCAGAGCCTCTCGACGGCAGCGCTCTCCGCATGAATCTTCGCGAAGCCGTGGCAGGAGCAATCGCCGGCGCGGTGCACGTTGGTCTCGGACGAGTGAAGCCTGCAGTGTTCCCGCTCTCGTGAATTTGCGATCGCCAGGATAGCAAGACGAGTGAGATGCTGGTGGTCACGTCGGCGGTGTGCGGGGAGATCGATGCAGGGGGTCGTCGCGTCGTCGGTTTTCATCCCGCATGCATCCGGCGCGTGAAGTAGCAGTCGGGCGCGCGTGAAGACCAAGCAACAGCTCAGGAGCATCCTCTTCGGAGCGGCACGGCTGTTCGACTTCGGTGGTTCGTTGCGTGCGCAGCCCAGGCGCTCGGCGATTAATCGCCGGCGACGGCAGCGTAGCGACTGCGAGCTGGTGATGGCTGACTGGGAGGCGGTATTGCGCGACCTCGAGATGGCCAAGCGCAGCGAGACTGCCCCACGCTCGCCAGGTGTGGGACGATCAGGTCCTGAGGAGGCGCCTGATGAGTGACCGAACCACGATCTGGTGGGTCAAGTGCGTGATCCACAACTGCGTGATTCATCCGATGCTGCCGCTCGCTGATGCGCTCAACGTGGCCGGACTGCGCGCGCTGCCGCACGCCGTGTACTGGCTCCATGACAGAAGCGCACCCGTCGGTGGTGGCTGACCCATGAGCTTCGATGTCTACGTGGAAGTCGAGGGAGACGACGACGAGGGGTCCCAGCGCTGGGCGAACTACACGAGTAACATGGGCGCCTTCTTCGCATGGGCGCTCGACGGCACGGAGTTCGTCGACCCCACCGCGCGCTGTGATTCACGCGACGCGATCTTGGGTGCCGGTCCGGCGGACGGTCTGATCACGCTCAACAGGCTCGCCGCGCCGGAGGCCGCCGCTCGGCTCCGGAGCGCGCTGGCCCGCATCGACGTGACGGCAAGCCGTGACCTCAGACGGTTCGACGCGACGAATGGGTGGGGCGACTGGGAGTCCGCGACGGAGTTCCTACGCAAGCTGCACCGCTTTTGCGTCGAAGCGCCGACCGGCAAGGTCCGCATCACGAGGTAGCGATGAGTGGTCAAGGAACCATCGAGACTATGGCTGCGCTGTTCGCGGGCGGAGGGCTCTTCGGCCTTCTCGCGAGCTTGTACGTGGACCCGTTGGCGCGTTGGGCATCACGACGTGTGATCCATGGGAAGTCTCCCCTGGACGTCGAGGCGGATCCCTACTTCTACCGCGAGTACCTGCGGGACGAGAACCGTGCGTCTTCGGAGCCCGAATCCCCTCCCGGCTAGTGGTACCGTCATCGTGGCCACCAGGTGAGCCCGGGTTCATCGGGTGGCTTGAGGGTCGGCGGTCTAATTACCGTCGGCCCTCGCCTGCGCCCGCGCAACCCCGCCGCCCTCGCGCTGATACCCGCCAGCGGCCGAGAGACCTGTACTACCTTGTCGGGCATGGACTCGATGCGGCGCGAGATCTGGGATCACATGCTCGATGCGGAGATGAACAAGCGCTTCTACAAGAAGCTCGTCGCGCGCGCGGTGAGCCGTCACCGTTGGCTGAGCGCGAGCAGCGTCATCGCGGCATCGGCCGCGGCGCTCAACCTCGCGACTGAGGCGGCTGGAAGGCCGGCATCGCTGACACTGGCCGTGTTGGCGGTAGCGCTCACGGCGATCAGCAGCGCGTGGGACTTTCGCCGAGACGCGCTCGATGCGGAGCGCCTGTGCCAAGACTGGGTCGAGATCAGCGCACGGTGGGACGCACTGTGGGCCGAGTACGAGAGAGGCGAGACAGCGGGTGCGCGGGCCGCTTTTGACAAGCTCGATGAGCGGGTCCGCGCGGCCATCGTGCGCGGTGCCCGCTTCGAGGACGACCGGCTCATCGGGCAGATCATGCCGGTCGTCGAGCGCGTCCGAGGCGCGGTTCTGTCATGAGCGACAAGAAAGACCGCGGCGGCAGCGGGAAGCGCGCTGACTCAGCTGATCCCAAGCGCTTTCGCGACTGGGCACCCCCTCCGCCGCCGCCTCCACCGCCAGCGAAGGAGCCAGCGAAGGAAGCGCCGACGCGGGATGCGCCCAAGGAGTAGGAGCTGCCCGTAGCAACGACTTCTCGCTCAGGCCGATACCCGCCAGCATGCCCGCCCCCTCCGCACGCTGGACTGTCCGCCGCCTCGAACTCGGGCGCACCACCTTCGACGTCATCACGCCGGCCGGCCGCATCACGCTCGAGCTGATGGACGGCGGGGGGTACTGCGCGAGCTTCGGGGTTTGGCGGATTGAGGGGTGGGTCGTGCGGGTGGTGGAGGCGGGGAGTGGGTGAGGCCGCGCCTCTATGGCGCGTTGCAGGCGCTACCACCACCACCAGTCTCTGAGAGACGCTCGGCGACTCTCTGAATTCGAGCGACCGCTTCCTTCTTTGCTCGGCTCAGTGAGGTGAGCGCGACGAATCCGATGGCCACGGTAAATATCACCAAAGCAAGCGGGGGCGATCCAAGTAGCATATGACGTCCGACCACTTCTCCGAAGCGAGAGTGCAGGTCCTGAAGTCGCGCGCGCACGCCGGAGTCGTCGATCTGAGCGATGAGTGCGGCGCTCTCTGTTTCGCACAGAGATTGTGGCGTCATCGCGATCGTGAAGAGGACTCTGCCAAGAGTCATCCGCTCCGCGAAGCGGAGTGACCCGTTCAGTACGTATCGAAGATGCGTGTAGGCAGGCGAGCTGAATGGGATATTGCCATCGGCGGCATATAGGAAGAGCTCGCGACGAAGTGCAAAGAGGTCCTGTCGGAACGCCGCGTTGATTGCGGGCAGGTAGCACCAGCGCCAGGCACTGAACAAAGCCAAAACTGAAACGGCAGTCAAAATGGCTGTCGCTGTCAGTCTAGCCTCCATCCTTATCCTCCGGCCGGGGTTTGCCCGTCTCGTCTAGGCCACTCGATGTTCGCATTGGGTCGAGGCGCCGCTCAAGTTCCGTTGCGTACTCAGGTCTCTGTTTGGCAAGACGTCGGTTAGTGCGCAGCAGGATCGCAGAAGCGGTCGAACTCACTGTAGCCACGATGTACGCGATCCATTGGTCCGCTCGAATTTCACCGAGGACTTGGAAAAACGTGATGGTCTGACGACCCGCGAGTTCCTTCGCCGAAAGATAGACGCAGAACGCACAACCGACCACTCCGATCCATGTGATGAATGTGCGTGTCGTTCCCCAGACGCCGTCCCAAAAGACCATCTTCTGGTGAATGTCAGCAAGCTGAACTTCCTTAGACTTGGTCAGCTTTGTCTTGGGGGCGCCCGCGCCCCCGCCGCCACTACGCTTCGACATTGTGCTCCCTACGCCACAAGGGCTTGTGGTCGGGCGCCTCCGTACAGGCGGCACGCCACAACAGGCCGCGAACGGTCACGCGCCCCGCGCGTCCTACCCCCGTCCGCAGCTTGACCTTCGGCCAAGCGGACACCATCATCGAAGCCGTGACGCGACGATGCGGGTACCCACAAGGCGCTTGCTCAGTCACAGAGAGTCCGCGGGCAAACGCGGGCTCTCTTGCTTTTTAAGCCGTGAGTTTTTGCTCGATGGCTTGTTCCCCCTTCAGTCGACGACATGGCCGAATCGACCAGCGCGCGTCATGCCCACATAGTTGTCTGGGATCACTCCTTACTGGTCAAGGGTTCCAGGCACGGTTTCTTGCGCAGCTAGCGCCTTGAAATGTGGGGACTTATCGTTGTCCACAGGCGTCTCTACGGCGTCTCCACACTAGTCCACATGTTTGTCCACTTCTTGCTCACATTTAACCGAGCAGCGAAGGAACTGCCGTTCGGGGGGTTCTTAAAAACGTATGAATAGAGCAGATTCAATAAGTTGCTTGGCTCATTGGTAAGAGGTGTTTGCTCCGGCGCGGAGCCCCACTTAGAGAAGTTATCCACAGGCGAGTTTGCGGGTTGATGTCTAGTCTGGACATTCGCGTTTTCACGCGACCAACGGGCCGCTCCCCTCGCTCCCGCCGAGCTCGGCCGCGATCTCCGCCGGCGTCATCCCCCAGAACCGATACCTGAGCGTCCCCCGTGGCTCGCGCAGCGCGCGTACCCACGCCAGCCACAGCGGCGACGCGGGCTCGACGAACCACTGCCCACCGCGGCCGCCGCAGCCGGGCACGAAGCGTCTGGCGTAGGAGTTCCACGTACAGTGTCCCGGCGTCGCATGACCAACCACGGTGACCTGCCGCCCGAGCGCCTCGCACGCGTCGCGCAGCTCGTCCGCAAAGCCGCCATCGCCACCCGGGCCGGGTTCCCTGTCGTCCTCTCGCGCCTCGTCGACGTCGCGGCCGGTGTCACAGGCGTACAGCACCACATGTGCATCGCGCGCCGCCTGCTGGGCGAGGGTCCGGGCCAGATGAAGAATGGTGTTCCGCTGCCAACCGGCCTGCAGCCCGTCCCGCCAGCCGTGGCAAAAGAAGGCGAGCACGTCGAGCGGGGCAGCGCTTTCGATCGCGCGCACACAGACCGCACGCCGGCGCAGGAACAGCTCACGCGCAGGGAAGCGCGCGATGATCGCGTCGGGGTTCTGGCCGTGACAGCGAGCGAACGCGCGCGCCTCGGGTAAGAACGCACCCGTCGCATCGCTCTTGCCCACCGTGTTCTGGTCGGGCACGAGACAGAGCATGCGCGACTGCGGCATCACTTGCGCTCGCCTCGAGCAGCGGCGGCGATGGCTTCCTTCTCGAGAGCGGCCTTGGCGACCTTACTCTTGCCGCGCTTGATGACCCCGAACCACGTGCGGTCGAGCTCGCCGTCACGCTCGAATACCGGGATGCCGAAGATCCGGATCGACGCAGGCTCCGTCCGCGCACGGACGGGCTGACCCTCGACCGTGACCGCGACCTCGTACGCCGCCTGCGCGGCGCCCACCGCACCGCTTGCCGCACCTAGCGCGCGCTTGAGCTTAGACATGCTTGCTCCTTTCACGTCGGGCCGCGAGCGCGCCTTGCAGCTCGGGCGGCAAATCGGCCTCCTCGACGAGCTCGTCCTCGGTGGGCATCTCGACTGCCTGGCCGTCGACCATGATGACGGCGGCGAGGTGCCGCTCGAGCGCGGGCAAGATCTCCAGCGCGGCCAGGTCGCCGGCCTCGATGTACTCGCCGGTCGCCTCGGTGATCCATCCCGGCGCCGCGACGGGATCGCCGCTGTCGTCGAGCTTGAGGTCGCTCGGGTAGGTCGTCTGATCAGACGATTCCACGCGAACAGGTAGACCCTCCGCACAGCGAAGCGCGCGCCGCAGAACACGCGCGTGTGCCGGGGTGCAGACGAGGAAGCTCACAGCGGCCCCCTTTTCGGCGGTCGGCCCGTGTCGGCGTACTCGAGCGGCTCCACGGGGTTGCCTTCGCCAGGAATCCGCGACGGCGGCGGGAAGCGACTCGGCGATAGCAACGGAAGTGGCGTGGGCGTGGCCGGGCGCATGCTCTGCAGCTCAGCCTCGATGAGCAGCTCGAGTTTCTCGTCGCTCACGTCCGAGAGTAGCCCCGGTGGCGCGCTCGAGCGCGCGGCAGACTTGGCCAGCTCGAGCTTCTCACGACCGTTGCGTGGGCCGATCTTGATGAGCCCGCGGGCGAGCTTGTTGGCCTGCTCCTCAGCGTAGGCGATGACGCGGCGAACCACCCGGATGATTGTCGCCTCCTGCTGCGCCTCGACCTTGAAGCCGGTCACCTCCGAGAACTTCGCGAGCGCTTTCTTGGCGAGCCAAATCGCGGCGACGCTCAGCAGCGCGAAGATCGCTGTGATCGCGATGGCCGCCGCCGCCAGGAGCGTGGTCGCGTCCTCGGATGTCAGGTTGTCCATGTGTCCCCCCCGCAATGACTCGTCGCAGCTCGTCGTTCTCGATGCGCAATCCCATGATGGCCGTCGCCTGCTGCGCGTTCTCGCGCTCGAGCTGGGCAAGCTGCGCACGCAGTTCGAGCGCCTCGCGCTGCACGTTCCCGATGACGTTGAACGCGACCAGCGCGAGCTCGGGCGCCGCGAACGACTTCGCGGGCGCGCTCGGGCGCACAGGCGCGGGCGGCGGCAGGGGCAGGGTCGGCGGCGGCAGACTCTTGTCGGCCTTCTGCAGGCGCTTGTCTGCCCCACGTTTGAGCAACGCGAACCCTAGCGTGACCACGGCCGCCAGCGCGCCGCCTGCGCTCTTGGTCAGCGTCTCGCCATTCTCGGCCCACCATGTCTGCATTCACGACTGCCTCCTTCACGCCGACATCGCGTAGCGCTGCGCGAGGTAGTCCCACCAAATTTGACGGTCGACATCCGTCAGCACCTTCCGAAAGAAGATCGACTCGGCCCACCTCATCGCAGCGGGCGTCGCGCCGGCCGTCGTAGACGCGCCGAGCATCATGGGGTAGCCAGCGTTCCCACCAGGGGCGGTGAGCCCGTTCCCCGAGGCCAGCAATGTCCGCTTGTGATAGGACGCCCACTCGTTGCCGGGGCGGTTCTTCTGGTAGTACATGCCGACGAACGTGGGGGCATTCAGCACGACTGCCGATCCACCTGCTGGCGCCACGACTGCACCGGAGTTGCCGCCAATCACCGGCAAGCTTCCGCCCGTCGTCAGGTCCAGCTTGTGGAGGTACCGAGGATCGGTGGTGGCGGATCCGCCGACTTGATGCAGCGTGAACGCGGCTGCTGCCGTAGGCGCGAGCACGTGCCAATGCTCGCCGCCGCTGAGGCCGGATATTACGTTCGACCAGGAGAACGTCGGCAGGCTGTACTGATAGCTTTGCGCTGCTGCACCCGTGAAAATGCCCACGGGCTGATTGTTGAACTCAACATCAGGCGCAGGCGTTGCAATCTGCCGCGTGGTCGTAGCCTGCGGCCAGAGCCCACCGCTGCCAGAAAGCTCCTTCAGCTCGGTTACCTTGCCGGCCGCGATCGTGACGTAGTCAGGGCGCAGCCAGGAGTAAGGATCGAGCGCGAGGACTTGCCTCTCGGCATTGCTGAATGAGAAGGCGTGCGCGTCGATGCCGTACGTCTGCTGCACGTAGTCGCGCAGCTGCTCGCGCTCGTACGCGTTCAGGATGCGGCTGAAAATGAACGTTTCGCACCAGCGAAACTGACCGAAGCTGCTACCCGGTCCACCCGCCGCCGTGCTGTTGCGCGCGCCGAGGCGGAAGGGTCCTGCCGTGCCCAGATACGGCGGGTCTGCGCCAGCGAGTACGGTCTGTGACAGCGCGTTCACGTGCTGCACGTTCTCCTGCATGTTCCCGTAGAACTTTTGACCATGCCAATTGAACAGGTAGGGAACGCCGGGATAGCCCGGCTTGCCGACGCCAGTCGCGATCAGCGTTTGCGCGATGAGCGTGCCCGCATTGTCCGTGACGGCGACATACGTATCGTTGGTCGTGTGGTGCGACATGAGGTGGCCTTGGCCGGCCGACCCCATGTTCGTGCTGGAGACGACCCGCGTGTTTCCTGCCGCCGCCGTGTTGACCAGGACATGCGCGATCTCGCAGCTGCTGCCGTCGTGCATGAACGTGAAAAAGGAAACGGGCGCATCCGAGGTCACGTGCTGCGTGCCCGTGAACGCGATCGAGGGCGCTCCATTGAACAGCGCATCCGGTGCCGGTGCCGCGATCACGCCAGCCGAGACGACTAGCGAAGAGACGCCGCCGATTAAGTCTGGCAGCGAGATCAGGTTGGTCCCATCCGTCACTGCCTGGGCTGCCGAGAAGTGGAAATTCGGCCGCAACGCCTTGGCACCGGCAGGTCGTCGGGCATAGCCGGGTCGCATCAGGCCAGGTCTCCCGACGCGATCCATGACGTGGCGGTCATCTTCGTTGCGTAGGCAATCGAGTTTCGCTGCCGCAGCTTGAGCGTCGTGCCAGCAGGGTTGAGTGTGTCAGGGCCGGCAATCGCGAACGATGGTTGGCCTACGCCGTACCAGAGGAGCCCGAGCACGGTGCCGATCGGAAACGGTACCGTGCTGTTCGACGGGATGGTGAAGGTCTGCGATGCAGCGTTGCTGCCTCGGACGAGCACGTCCTTTTTGCCGTCGGTCAGCACGAACGTGTAGGCGGTGCCGGTCTGGTCATTGAACGTGAGAACGTCGCTGCCGCCAGCGCTTGCGACCGCAGTCTGCAATGCGTTGAGCGCGGTCGTAACGGTAGCGCCGCCGCCCGTCACGCTTGATTGATTCGCGAGGTCGCTGGAGCCCGTGGGGATGGCTTTGGCGTTGAGCGCGTTGAGCGCCGTGGCCACCGTGGCGCCACCAAAGCCAGCATCATTTTTGATTTGCGATGCGAGGTAGTCATCTGCGACGGGAACCACCGCGCCGGTCCGGCCGAACACGCTCGGCACCGGCACCACGAGATCCGCCTGCGTGGCGAGCGGACGGATCACGAACGGCGTGACCTGGTCAGCCTTCGTGACAATGACGACGGCATTCGGCTTCAGCAAATAGTCCGCGTTGCCGGGACCCGCGAAGCTTGAGCCTGCGCCATAAGTCGAGGCCGAGTGCTTCAGCGTGATCGGCACGTTGCCGGGGTTGTAGACGAGGTAAGTGCGGACGTATCCGTCGGGGCCAGGACTCGCCAAGCCAAGCACGGTTTGCGGAGTAGCCGCGCTGAAGGCAATGGCGGACACGTCCACCACTGACCCGCTGGAGTCGGCGTCCATTGGCCCGGTCAGCGTGATGGCGAGGGTGCGGCCCGCGATGATCGCGGCGCCGATCATCACTTCATCGGGGATGGCGTCAAAGATGATGTTGGCACCTCGGCGCAGCTTTTTAAAGACGAGGTCCGTGCCGACCTTGCCGCTGATAATTGACGCCTGGCCAGCGGTTACGAGGGAGGTGTTGACTGCCTGGTTGACTTCGCCACCAGCCGGTCGCGCGTTGAGCGTGTTGAGTGCTACAGTCACCGTCGCGCCCGTGACGGCCGACTCATTCGAGACGTCGTCGGAGCTACTACTGCCGCCAGTGGTACCAATACTCGTCTTTAGTGACTCCAGAGCATCCGAGACGGTCGTCCCCGTGACAGTCGATTCGTTGGCGACGGCATCGGACCCGACGTTGCCGCCGACAACTGCAGACGCGATGTCTGCGTTCAAGGTATTGAGCGCGAGAGTGACCGTCGCGCCGACGACATCGGACTCATTGGTGATGTCGTCCGAAGAGCTGGCGCCAGTGCCATCCCCACTTGTCGCTGCTAGCGCTGCAAGGGCCTCGGCAACCGTGTTGCCATCCACCCCCGAGTCGTTTCGAACTTCCGACGCGGCGTAGTCGTTTGCTACCGGCAGCACAACGCCAGTGCGACCAAAGACGGAATCAACCGCCCCCCCGCCGCCGGTGCTGGTACCACTCGGGGCAGCGAGGTTCTTCGCGAGATTCGGCATGATGGATCAGCCTCTCGAGATCAAAAATTGACACCGTGCATTCGCGCCCGCGGCGCCACCTGCGGTGCGGACAAAAAGCAGCTTGGCGCGGACACCTGGCACGTTCTCGAAGTTGACCAGTGCATTCAACAGCACGTTGTTCCCAGTCAGCGAAAAGCGACCAAGACCCTCCGCCCCGTCCGCTTCGGTGACGCGGGTGAACGGTTCCTTGTCGTCGCCGCTGATCCACAGCTGAAAGGTCCCCGCTGGCGCGTCGGTCGGCGCGGCCGTCTTGCCACCTGTGCTGTCATAGACCACGCACTGCACCGTGAGCTGCCCACTGCTCGGAATCGAGAAGCTCTCCGCGCTCGCAAGAGCTTGGTTCGGCCCACCCGAGCCGAGATGAAAGGGTCCGATTCGGATCGAGCTGCGTTCATTGGCCATGGTTTCCCCTTAGACGTAGTCGACGTGGGTCACGATCCAGCAGTGCTCAGGGCAGTACTTCAGCAGCATGCGCTCGAGCTCCGCACGACGAGTTGCAGGGACCTGCGCCTTCACGCTGATCGGCGAGCCCGACCAGTAGACAAAGTAGGGCCACGCATCGGGGTCGTCGGGGACACCGGGCGGCGCATTCGGTGTGAGGTTGTCGTTGACCAGGTACCCTGGCTCGTTCCGTAGGAAGCGATTGCACTGCGGGTACAGATCCGACAGCGTGACTCCGTCGGGCAGCGGGTCGGGCGGCAGCATCTCGGCCGCCGTGCACTGCGCGAGCGGTTCGCCACACTGGACGGTCCCGATCTCCGGCTGCGTCGTGTATGTGCGAGGGTCACGTGCCATGTACGGCGGGCCCGATGTCCACCACTCGTAGAGGTAGACGTCGAAGCCCGCCGATCGGACGAGCCCCTCGAGATAGCTCGGGGACTGCCCACCCTGTGCCGCCCACGTCACGGCAAGCTGCAGCCGTCGATCCGCTTCGGTCGCCGCAGGCAGCAGCCCGAACTGCCGCTCCCACAGCGCGAGCTCGTCGGTCGCATCCGGGAAGATCCCGCGCCACGTCTGGTCAAGGTGCGCCCGGACGTCCGCCGGCGCGGCCGACAGCCCGAGCCAGTACCGCCGGAGAGTGGTCTCGATCGTCAGCCGCCAGGCGGTCGCCTGCGGTAGGAGGTGCTGGTAGATCCGGAAGAAGAGCATCAGCAACCTCTCTCGTGCGCCTACACCTTACGTGCCTCGCGTGTCGGTCCGTGGGTCGACCTCGGTAGGCACTGCCATCATCTGCTCGAACAGAACATTAATCGCGGGCAGTCCGAAGCCCGCGCGCTCGAGCACTTCGACGCCGAGAAGGATCAGCGCGATTCCATGGTCGCGATCGAAAACACATCCCTCAAGCTGCACTTCGATCTGCGCGGCACGGTCACGAAGGTCAGGTCGAACCTGCCGCAGCACATCAAAAGTTCCGGGGCCCTGGATCGGCGAACTGCACTTCGCAGAATGTAATCGCTTGCGCGGCTGCATGGGCAACCAGAGTCACCTGAAACACGTCCTGCGCGCCATTCGTGAGAAGCGCCGTCGCGCTCGTATCAATCGAAATGAGCCCGTCTGCTGCGAATGTCTGCGTGTCTGTTCCCAGGGTGGTCCCTGCGTTTTGGTAGGGCGGGCTGAGTGCTGTCCGAATCTGATTCGCCTGGACGTCGAATGCGGCGCCGTGCCCATCGCTTAGCGCAACTCGGACACGAGTTAGTTTTGATTCATGCGGCAGGTTGAAGCTCAAGACCAATACTGCGTTGTCGACCACGGACACTATCGATGATGGATTGCCGAGAATGGCGAGGTGGCTCCATTGCGCGGATTGTAGTCCCTCCCTCCCATTCAGAATCGGCAGCATCCTGGTCCGTAGGCGCGGTCGCGCGCTGCCAAGGTCATCTCCGTAGGTGATTTCGTTCGTGTCGCCACCGACGACGAACGCATCGAACACGCCGACGCTCTCCGCAAAGCCGTGGCTCCCCTTCCACTGATAGGACTTTTCCAGAAAGCTGACGGTCTGATACAGGGTCCCCGCGAGCAGGCTAGTCGCGGCCCTGACGATGTTGTTGACCGCGGTCAGGTACTGCGACGCGCCAACCTTATCGGGCGTGTTCGATGGAGCCAAGCCGCCTGCGGCGAGCAGGGCCTGCTGAAACCCCCAGATGTCGTTGACCAGGTCCGCTTCCCAGGGCGTCCCGCTGCCATCACCAGGCGTCCCTACGTTTCGCGCCTTGCCATTCGGGTAGCCGGGGTCGTTGACTTCGGTCTGTGCTGGGTACTTCGACTTGGGAATGATGGCCACGAGCGAACCTCGATCAGACGAAGACGATGGAACCGAGCTTGGCCTTCTCACCTTGCCCGAGGGTGTATGCGGGGATCGTCTCGTTTGCGAACGACAGTGTGACCGCCGCGACGGATCCACCGAGCGAGCTCGCCACGTCATCGACAATCCCGGAGACCGCCGCGAGGGTGACGCGATCGCTCCGCGGCAGAATCGACAGCCCCGTGATGAAAGGCTCACGCGTCCGCAGGTACTCGTCGAGCGCGTCCTCGATCGACTGCCTCGTGTTTGCGTCGCCCTCGAGGCCGGTGACGCGCACATCAAAGCTTGCGCGTCTGATCGGCAGGATGTTGACCGCGGCATTCACCGGGCGCCGCGTGGCCTTGCCCGCAACGTCGAGTTGGATGAGATCGTCGACGGAGCTGCGTTGCGCGACCGTGGGTACCCCGTCCTCGCTGCCCGAGCTCTCAGGGGTGGCTTCGACGTACACATCGACCTCGCCCGGTGCGCCCCGATAGACGTACGCGTGCGTGATGCCCGCCGCCTCTTCTGCCCAGACGGCATAGTCCGCCACGGCGCCTCCCTGGGGCTTGCGCTGGCAGCGACGGATCACCCGGCCTCGATAGGCCGCATCACTCTCCGCGTTGGCACCTGTGACGACCTGGGCGAGGACAGCCACGTCCCGCGCCACGTTCGGAAGGGGATTGGCGAACTGCAGGGTGGCGCCGGCCAGCACGTTGCCGACCGTGCCTTCTCCGTGGCCCCCCTGCTGGTCGCTCGACGCGCGCACCGTGGCAACCACGGAGGCAGCATCCAGCAACACCGGCGCAGTCGTCACGTAGACGACACCCGTCGCCGGGTAGATAAGCTGCGCGCCAGCCGCCAGCGGGGTTGCACTCTGGCTCTGTACCTTGATCGCGACCTGCAGCTCGGCGCGAGTCGCAGCGATCGGATCCCCCACGCCGATCAGGCGACCCCACTCGACGAGCGGACGAACCATCCTCCCGAGGATCTCCGTCTCGCGCATGCTCGCGGTCGACACGAAGATCTGGAGCACGATCCAGCTCGCGTACTTGTAGAGCAGCACGTTCATGCCCGCCTGCACCTTGGCGACGACACGCGTGTAGGCCTTGTCCAGAAACGGCGTGCTCTGCTCGACCGACGCGTCGACCTGCGCGATGTAGTCGTCTGCGAGCTGCTGCGTCGTCGGGATCGGCTGGCTCATCATCCACCCCAGGCCTGATCGTGCGCGAACGTGATCGTCTGCTCACCCGGCACAAGTGCGCACCATACCGCGAGCTGCACGCGGTTCCGCGCAGGCATGCTCGCCCGCACATCGACCGACGCCACGCGCTTGCGCGCAATCAGCCAGGCGAGATCGTTGCGGACGGCAAACTCCAGGCGGCGGAGGTTGCCCGTCGTGGGCGGCAAGGTCGCCAGCAAGTGCTGCGTCTCGCTGCGATAGCGTCGGGCTGGCTCAGCCTCGCCGAAGTTACCCCACCATTGCTTGAGATCGTCGCCAGGCAGGCCACTGTCTGATTCGTTCCCGCCGAAGAGCGAGAGATAGGCGGCTGTCTCCAGCCCTGCGACCATGACCGGCTCGCCGCCGATAAGCTCGATTTCCCCACCGTCCTGCGCGTGGAAAAGACGCACGTCGGTGAATCCGGTAGCCCGTCTCGAGAGTGAGTTGATTCCTGGTTGAAGCGTCGATGGGGGATTGTAGACCGTCACAACACGCCGAAGGGTCCCGCCGCTATCGATCACGGCAGCGTCGATCGTGACAGTACCTTTCCAGCCGCCCGTGCGCCGGACCTGCAGTCGGACTCCGTCCGTGAGAATCGTTCGAACGCTCGACAGATAGTCAGTCGAAAAGCGCGCACCATCGTAGATGACGCGATCACCCGCATAGACCGTGACAATCGCAAGGACTCGATCGTCAGTGGCTTCGATCGTGATCGTCTCGCCCGGCGCGAGCGCACTACCGCTCGGGGGAATGATCGTCAGTAGAGGCGGCTGCTGGTCGATGCCGCTGAGGGCGTCGTCAGGACGCAGCGAGAGCCAGGGGTCGTCCTCGAAGATGGCGCTGGTCAGATTCGACGCGACGTCAAAGCGCGGCAGCCACAGCTCGTCTGCCGGCGCGAAGACGGTATCGACGAAGTCCGCCATCTTACGGTGAGCTTTCCGGCGCGACGGCCGTCCACGGCATGATCAAGTGTCCGAGCGTCAGACGCGGCGCTGCCCCTGCCAGGTCGTAAGTGGTGGGGTATTCTCTGGCCACCTTATTCATGAACGCATGTTCGAGCCTGCCGATATGTCGGCTGCCGATCGACGGTACGAGCACCCAAGGACGCTCGGTGCGGAAGCGTCCATCGTTGCCGGGCTGCTGGTAGAAGGGTGGTGTTGCGCCGATGCCGGCGTTCTGGCTGTAGCCGAGCGTGCACGCGGCGAGCGTGTCTCCACCACGCCAGCCGCCCGAAGAGAGCGCGCCCGTGCTGCCGTTGCCGACCGTGCCCCAGACGCGAGGCCAGGAGCCGAAGGCGCAGGCAAGGGGATGCGTCACGCCCACGTCGATATCGGTCAGCGACTCCCAGAGACCGCCTGTGCAAGGCGCGTTCGTCGTGCGATTCCAGACGCTGAAAAACCAAGGCGCGACGTTGCCCGCGCGCGACGAAGTCTCGACCGCAATCTGCAACCAGAACTGCTGCGTGGAGTTGATGCCGAAGTCGCCCTGGTTGCCCGTCGCCAGCTCCGCGAAGCTGCCGCTGCTGCCGTTCCAGAGGGTGCCGGCCAGAAACCCCACGTTGCCGGTCAAGGCTGGCGGAGCGAGCGCGGATGCGCCCGTGGTGGCCACGCCGGTCGCGACGGCAATCGCCGCGCACGCGCCCGCGTCGCTGTTGCTGGTGGCGCTGCTGCGCTGGATCAGGAGGACGCGACCGCTGGCGATCTCTTCCAGCAAGAGCCAGGCACGCGGCTGCGTGATCGAGTTGTTGCGGACGGCGTTGTAGGCGGTCGCGTCTTGCGACCAGGCAGGGCTCGCGGTGAAGACGTCGAAGCTCGGTCCTGCTGTCTGTCCGTCGAGCTGGAATGCAGCCTTGCCATCGCCCGAGCCACGGACGCGCCAGCGGCCGCTCGCCACGAGCGCGTTCTTGAGCGCGATCAGAACGTGCCCGAGCTTGTCCTCAAGTGCGGGCAAGAGGACGTTGGTTGTGTAGACGAATGCCATGGTCAGGGCCCCGGAGGCTTGGGTACGGGTGGTGGGATCGCCGAGGATGGAGTCCCGAGCGCGGCGGTCGCGTGCACGTGCGATGCGAGGGTCACGCTCACGGGCCCAGCCGTCATCGCAGTCACGTCGCCCGGCGCTTCAATCGAGCCGGCTGCCGTAAACTTCACGCCATTGATCACGACGTCGCGGCCGCTGATTTTGAAGCTACCGTCCGCGTTCATCTCGAACATGGCCGAAGCGTTCTCGATCACGACCGAGCCGTCCGAGTGCAACCAGATCTCCACGACCGGCGCGCCATCCGCTTTGCGCGCATAGAGGCGCTTCTCTCCTGGACCTGCCTTGCCAGCGTTCCGCACGTCGGCGTAACCCGTGGCGTGCTCGCCGCCTGAGCCGCTCGAATCATCGAGCGCGACGTAGTCCCCGGGCAGCGGGGCGGAGTCGTCACCCGGGTCGGCGAAGTGCGGCGCCGTGATAATGTTGCCGCCGTCGGGATCGCACTTCACGTCGGCTCCGTGGGCGCCGTCTTCGATCACGCGATCGAACGATAGGAGGTAGGCGACGCGGCTCATGCCTCTTCCCACGGCATGCGAGGTGGGGCTTCGCCACTGAACGCACCTGGAAGCACGAGCCCGAGCGACGCGGTGCGCTCACCTTCGCTCTCTTTCAAGTAGACATCTCGCACGAGCAGCTCCATTTCGCTGTAGACCATGGCCCGCGGTGCGAGCAGCGTGATCGTGGTGTTCGGCTCCCACAGCCTGCCGCTTGGATCACGCCAGCTGGGAAGCTGCACGACGTACGTGACGGCATTCGCGAACATCCTTGCCATCTTCGCGCGAACAGCAGCGGGGGCGTCGCCTTTTTCCACATCATCGAGCGTGAACGACAGCGAGCGCAGGATCGTCCCCGCGAGTCGATCGTTTCGCTGCGTGTACTTCGAGCCCGTCGTTCCCCGCTTGGCGGTCGTGAAGCCGGTGATCTCGCTGTAGTACTCCTGCGGGCTGAACGTCGCCGTCACTTCGACGATTCCCGCCTCGCCCTCGCGCAGACGTGCGACAGGCTTGCCTGGCTTGACGCTCTGCCAGAGCAAGAGGTCTCCGCGCGCGTTGCTGGTGCGCACGACGCCACGCTGCTTGGCGAGCTCGACCAGGAAGTCGTCGACCTTCGTGTCGTGGTCGACCTTCGTGTCCACGCGCGAGCGCTTCCTCTTCGTGTTGACCTTGCGAAACGCCTGCCCCTCGGGCGCGCGCATATCGACCCCAACCCCGTAGATTCCCGCCAGCCGCTGCGCGATCTGCCTGAGTGTCAGTCCAGCTGTCTCGAACGGAACGAGGTTCCCGGGCAGGTTGACGTCTTCGAGCAGAGCTGCCCTCGAGTAGGCGCTACAGCTGACCGTGGCCGAGTCTGCTGCTGCATGCGGGGTGACTCCGACCAGCAGGCCGGCGAAGAGCGGGACGCCCCCAAGCGTGCACGAGAGTGGCGTAAACGAACACGGACGGAATGCCTCGCGCGTCTCGAGTCGAGTGTGTTCGAACGGCGCGGCAAAGCCCACGCTAGGATGACTGTCGAGGCCAAGATGAACCTCGAGGTCATCCCAGGCACGCCAGGTCTTGCCGCCGATCTCGATCCCGACTTCGTCGAGCTCACGTGTAGTAGGCAATCGACGCCCCCGCAGGCAGCTCGAGTATCTCCGAACCGGAAAGCTCGTTCGTGCTGATCAATGAATCGAGCCGGCTGTCGACGGCGCCGTAGACCTCTGCCGCCACGTCGATGATCGTTCGCGGCCGGTCGAGCACGAGTCGCCGCTCCGTGGCCAGTGCGAAGCTCGCCTCGATCAGGTACCCGACGGCGCGCGCCGTCCCATGCTGTAGCGCCTGCTGCGCCCGGCCCGGATCAGGGAGGCCGAGGAAGACGACCGCATACTCGCGCCAGGCGACGAGCTGCCGGAACTGCATAAGCACTTCCTCAGCGGCGTTCAGCGCGGCGGGCTTTGCTTCGAAGCGGGTCTCGTAGACAGTCCGCAGACTACCGCCGACAGCTTGCTGCGCGAAGAAGTCCGACGTCCGAAAGTCGTTCGCCAGCCGCAGTTGACGATCCGCCAGCACCGGGCTCGTGAAGGTGTCGAGGGTCGCGCGGGTAAAGATTCGCTCCGCCAGATCGCGATAGCCCGCGAGCCGCATCTCGATTCCCACCACGGCGCGCGCCGGGGCCTGCAGCAGATTGATCACCTGCTGCGCGAGCTGCAGGGGCTGACCGACCAGCAGATCGATCCCGTAGTTGATCGCACTCTGCGCGTCCCGAAATGCCGTGTCGGCGGCGGTCACTGCATCCGCTGCGCCGCCCATGGCATCAGCGACAAGCCGGACCAGATCGCGCGAGGTCGACTTCGTCACAGCGCGCGCGGCCGCCGTCTTCGAGTCAACCTGCTCCGCGAACTCTTCCGAGCTGGCGAGGTCTATCGCGTCGAGGGCGGCGAGCAGTTCGTTCCGCGGACTCGCCAGCCCCGACGGGTAAAGCGCCTCCAGGGTGGCGAAGAAGGTGACCTCCACGATCGACTGATTCGCGCCCGTCTTGAGGTCGTCCCGCCGCGTGATCGTGCCGTAAGGGATCGCGTCGAAGGAGCCGTAGAAGGGATGGTCGAGTCGGCCGATCCCCCGCTCGAGCAGCCCAACCTCGAACGCGGTCGCCGCCAGGTCATGACTCTCGCCTGTGAAGAAGCAGCGCAGCGGGTAGCGCCGGACGCCATACCCGTTGTCCTGCACATAGCCGCCGTCGACACCGGGGAACTGGAACAGCGCGGTGCGCTTGTCGGTCTCGCGCGAGACATCCTCGTAGAGGAAGGTCATCCGGATCCCGCTCGGGGGCGTATAGGCCCCCTCACGCACGCGATCCTGCCAAGCCACTAGAAGCCGCCTGACTGCGCGAGCGAAAGGCTCATGTTGGCGCCTGGCGACTGCTTCGAGAAGCTGGCTTTGCCAGTCTGGTCGCGAATCACGAGCTCGCTCTGGTTGGTCGTGGTGGTCTCGCTGATCGACCGGGCGACACGATCAGCAGGGCTCACGACTTGCGGGCCCGTCGTTGGTGCGCTCGTACCTTCGCTGGATTCTTCGTCTGTACCGAGGACCGAGCGGCCAAGTGCGCGTACTTTGTCCACGGCCCAGGTGATCTTATCGAGGATCGGAGCGAGCACCCTCTCGAAGACGCCCGAAATGCCCGACCAGAGCTTCGAAAAGAAGCCCGTCAGCGCGCCCCAGATTGTCGTGAATCCCTCGTACCAGACCTTGCCGACCGCAAGCACGGCGTCAAATGCCACGCTCGCGACTGCTGTGACTTGATCCCAAAGCCAGCGAAACGCCTCGAAGACAGGCTCGATCACGCGGTCGTAAAGGAAGCCGCCGACCGTCGCCATGATGCGGAAGAGCGGGTCCAGGATCGGCTTCCAGATCAGCACCATCATGCCGACGATGAATTCGAAAAAGCCCGTCAGGAGAGGTTTCAAGACGCCCCACAGAGCGCTGAATATCCCCACCACCTTCTCGACGATGAAGCCGGCGATGTCGACCATTCCCTGCCAGATCGACGCGAAGAAGGCGACGATGTCCGGCCAGAACGCGACGATCAGGGCAAGCACTGCTGTGATCGCGACGAGCCAGATCGTGAGCGGCGTCGCACTCAGCAACCACACCGCAGCGGTCACGAGCTTGATCGCAACCGCGACCGCAGTGATGACCGCGATGAAGCGCGCGATCCGACCAGCCCACGCTAGGATGGTGTCGAGGTTATCGGCGATCCACTTGAAGGCGTTCCCAATGCCTTCGACAATCGCCGCTTGGTTCTTGCTCAGCCACGCATCCATCTGCTGGATGACCTTGCGCAGCGGGCCGCTCTCGAGCGCATAGACATCAATCAGGAACGTGTTGAAGCCTTCTTTGAGACGATCGATGTCGCCGCCGAGAGTGTCCATGCGAATCTTTGCCATCTTCTCGGCGGTGCCTGCAGACTTGGACAGCGCCTCTTGCAGTTCGAGGAAGCCGCCACTCGCCTTCCCAAGCGAGTCCTTCAAGTTGATCGCGGCACGCTGTCCACGCATGCCAACGAGCTCCGCGAAGAAAGCTGCCTGCGCCATGTTGCCGCCTGCACCCTTCGCCGCCTGTGTGAACGCCTTCAAGACTTCCACCGGGCTCTTCATGTTGCCGGCTGCATCTTGAAAGGAGATCCCGAACTTCTTCATCTTGCCGCGCGCTTCATCGGTCGGATCGCTGAGCTTGGTCAGCATGGTGGCAACCGCAGTGCCAGCCTCGGACGCATCGATGCCCACGTCCTGCAAGAGCGCCGCCATCGCAAGCGCGTCGTTCACGTGAATCCCGAACTGCTTCGCGGTCGGGGCGAGCTTCGACATGCTCTCCGCAAGGGAAGACATGCTGCTGTCGGTCTTCACGCTTGCGAGCGCCATCGCATCTGCAAGTGACTGCGCTTGGTTCGCTTCGAGTCCCATCCCCTTCATGACGTGCGTCACAGCTGCAGTGGTCTCTGCGAGGTCCTCGCCTGCGGCAGACGCCGCGTAGACCATGCCGGGAATCGCCGCGAGGATCTGCTGCTCGTCGAGCCCCGCCTTGCTCATCTGCTCCATGGCGTGGACGACGTCGGTCGAGCTGAACTGTGTCTCAGCGCCAAGCTTTTTGGCTGCCTTCTCGAGGGCCCCGAGCTGGTCGCGCGTCTGCAGCGACGTCGCCCCGAGGTTCGCCATGGCCTGGTCGAACTCCATGCCCGGCTGCGCCGCCGCCCAGAGCGCAGCGCCTACGCCTGCGGCAGCTGCGGCGGCACCGATGCCTGCGTTCTTCAGCCCACCGAGCCACCTGTCTGCCGCTCCATCGAGCTGCTTGAAGCTCTTCTCGGTCGCCTTCGTGAAGCGCTCCATGCGCGACTGCATCTTCGTGATTGGCGCGGTCATCTTGTCGATCGCGCGGAACACCGCGTCGACGCTAAAGCGACCAGCCATGAACCACCTTACCTTCGGCGACGAGCAACGGGTCGACGGGCCACGGGTCCACCCGAAGGCTTCGTGTGCTTCTTCAGCTCAGCCCGCAGCCCCGAATAGAAGAAGCGGATCTCGGCCATGGTCAGCGTGCGCGGATCAGGAACGCCCGGGTAGTCGCGGCAGACCTGCAGCAACATCTCACCGTAGACGGGCAGGAGCGTGTGCCCAGGTTCGCCGCGCAGGGCGTGTAGCCTTGCGTCTTCGCCGCCGCGCACGAGCGGGGTCGAGACGCTCAGCCCAAAAAAAGCTTCACGAGCGTCTGGCACACCTTGAAGTCGCGATTCGCCAGCTTCGCGAATGTCTTGGCGTCGGTCCGCGTCATGTCCGCCAGGACCGCGATCATCTTCGCCACGTCTTGGCCCTTCTTGTGCGCGTCCGTCGCCATGAAGGTGGCGCCGGTTGGCTCATAGAAGGTGATTGCACGACCGTCGCCTGACTGCGGCGTGAAGACCGGCTGGCCGCGGTCGTCGACGACGACATGCTGCCGCTCGATTGCGCGCACGATCACGGCTTTGGCCTCTTCGAAGCCCTTGATGTCCTCCGCGTCCATCCGTGACGTGTCGATGTCCAAATCCATCGCTTCGCAGAAGCGCTCGAACTCGGCTTCGGCGACCTCGCGTGCGACCCCGCGCGTCAGGTCGAGCACCTTCGCTGATTCCATGTCTCCCCCTCGTTCCTACTGCTTGGTCAGCTCTCCGGGCCCGGCAAGCGACAGCCCCGCGGTTGACGCCTGCGAGGCGTACTCGACGGCGTCAACGACGGTGCCACGCCCCGAATACACGGCACCCGAGGCGTAGGTGATCGCGATGGCGTAAAAGCCGTCGATGTCGGCACGTCTCCCGTTCTGCAGCTCCTGCAGAAACTCTTGGTCGGCGCGCAGGTCGTTGACGTCGATCACGACACCACTCAGCGACCATCCGGTGCGCGTCTTGATTACGCGCGCCGTGCTGTCGCCGTTCATCTGCAACTCATTCTCGAAGCCGCCGAGCTTGCGCGCGACGTCGGCATCGGCCGCGACGCTGAAGTTGCGCCCGCGAATCGATACTGATTCGATGCTTCCGCCAGTCGACATGTCCATCTCTCCTGCGGACAGCGCGCCCGCGTCGTGGGGTTACGCTGTTGCGCTCGCTCCGAAGTAGAAGCCGAACCCAAGCTCGATTCCCTTCTGCACCGTGTTGCCCGAGAGCTGCACGATCAGCCGGAGGTCAAGTCGCTTCGGGTTCATCGCGTTGATTGACGCGGTCGTCTTCTTCTTCGCCGACGCCGGATCCGACAGAAACGCGTACAGCCCGAGCGAGTCGATCAGCGCATTTGCCGCGGCAACGGCGTCCTTCGGCTTACGTGCCGCGTAGTTGACGACGGGCTGATCGTTGGGCACGAGCGGCGCCCCGTCCCAGTCTTCATTTTCGAAGATGAGCGAAAGGTTGAAGATGATGTTCTGCAGCTTGACGATGTCGCACACGTACCGAAAGCCGGGTGGCTCTTCACCCGTCGGACGGTAGAACGTGACGACATCGGACAGGCAGACGATCCCGTCCTTGATCTCGATCGTCGACGAGCCGTTCTTCACGGCCATGTCTCGCGTCCGATAGTCCCACTGTGCACCGTCGGGCCCGGGCGTCAGCCCCGTCAGGCGCTGCGAACCATAGTCGCGCGGGGGATTGTTGTTCGCGATCCGTGCGATGCGCGCGAGCGCCCGCGCAGCAACCACGACGGGGAGATCTTCGGCCCCTGGCGACACGATCTGCGCATTGACCCGATCCGTGCGTCGACCTGCCGAGACGGCGGTGGCTTCGGCGACCGCGGCCGCTGTCGTCCCGACGAACGACACAAAGGGCTTGCGGACAAGCTCGCCCCATCGCTGCTCGCCAAAGGTGGCGAGCTCGTCGAGCGCCTCCGTGTCGGTGACGTCGAGGCCATTCAGGACGAGGGTCTCCCACACGTCCACGATTTGCCCGAGCGCACTCGCCACCGAGGGGTTCCCCGCCCCGCCCGACGGCTGCGTGAAGGCGAAGGAGACGCCGTAGGACTCCCCTTCCACCGACAAGCGGATGGCATTGGCGCTCGAGCCTTTCCACTTCGAGGTGAGCTCGAGCTTCGTCGCAGGGACTTCGATCGTGAAGTTGTCCCCGACCGCGAAGTCCGTCGTGCCATCGGTGACCGTGAACTGCAGCCCCGCCGCATCGACCTCGGTTGTTCCGCCAGGCGCAGGCGTCAGCGTGACCGACGAGACCGCAATCCCGTCCGGGTCGCTCAGTACGAACTTCCCCCCGTCCGAGATAGCTCCGGTCACAGCCAGCTTGTAGGAGCCAGGGCGGGGCGTACCTGCGACCGACAGCGCAGTTACGGTGCCGTTCCCCGTGTTGGTACCTGGCGTGGAAGCTGCCGCTCCGTAGGTCGGCAGGACCGTCACAGGCATCTCCAGCACCGACTGAATCGCGACCATCACCGATCCCAGAATGTCCGAGACCGACGCCCCTACAGGGATCGTGAAGCTCGACGAACGAATCCCGCCAACCTTCACGCGATAGCTGGCCGCGCGGGTCTGGGTTCCGATGGCCGTGATGTCTCCGGTGGCTTCGGTCGCGCCGGCTGCTTGCTGCAGTGGGTAGATCGTCACGGGCACCGTACCGACCCCGTCGCCATTGATCGGCTGCAGCTGAAGCATCGCGAGGTGCGCGGGTGAGCCGTACCCGACCTTGCTCCCCACCTCGCCGGCGGTGCGCGCCGCGAACTTCGTCGAGCCATAGGCTGCGTCGGTTGCGCCCTGCGCGAGCACGGCAATCCGCTGCGGCAGGTAGAGCACCGCGCCTTCGCGCAAGTCCTTGTAGGTCGTCTCAATGCCGAGCACACGGGCAACGGCGGATGCGTCGATGGTCATGGGTTCAGACTCCCGGGAAGGTCGCGGTGAAATAGGAAAGCTCGCCGTCCGGCGCGCGTCGCACGTTGAGGGAGAGCAGTTCTAGCGGCTCGCCGCGGACCTGCGGCGAGTACTCGGAATGGTCGACGGTGAGCGTGATCCGCGCTGCGCCGACCCGCTGCACCTGCAGCGCGTCGAGCTGCGGGTCCATCGTCTCGATCGAGGCGATCCAGCGTCCGCCGACCGTGCCGCGCAGCCCGAGATAGGTGTACTCGGCACTCATCAAGTAGTTCCGGACGAGCCGGATGACCCGCTGCACCTCGAGGGCGGCGAGCTCGTCGCCTGGACGGTGCCCGCCTCCGGGGACGTCCTGGCTCACTGCAACTGCGTAGCAGTCGATGAAGTAGGTCGAGTCCGCGCGTTGGCGCTCGACCACGTTGGACGACGACTTGATATAGGTCGAGCCCGAGTAGCTGACGTTCACGATGGGACGAGGCGGATCCTCCCCTTCGACCAGGTCGACGAACTCGCCGAAGGGGTTGGTCCGCTCGGTGTACACGCGCAGATCCCAAGGCGTCGGGTCGCGTGCGGCCGCGGTGGCAAGAAACTGCTGCTGCTCGGTCTCGATCAGGAGCAGCGCCCCGATCTGATCTCGCACCAGCTCGAACACGTCGACCTTGTCGACGAGCTCGGTCAGCTTGGGAGCGAGCATCAGCTCACCCCGCTCTTATAGACTTCGCCGACGCACCTGACGCTCCCAAGGTCGTTGTCTGGCAGGACCTCGATCACCTTGTACGTGCGCTCGATACCGTGCGCGTCTGCGAAGCGGACGGTCCACGGCTTAGACGACCCCTCCGAGACAGCACGCACTTCGCCGAGCGGTGCGAGCACCGCGGGCAAGAGCTGCACCGTCACGCGCCGCCCCATGATTCCCAATCCCGTCTCCGGGTCCACGACCTCGCCGACGTCCGACGCCAACCCGGCAAGCGTCACGCTCACGCCGGCGGGATTGGTCACGGTGATCGCGGTCGCGAACGCCGTCACATCGGAAAGGATCGCCGCGTGGTCGGCGATCGCGAGTAGGCGCAGGCTCACTCACCCGGTGGGCGAGGACGTGCCGCCACCAGGCGACTGTCCGGACTCAGCGGGCTGCGCAGGCTCGCTGGACTTCTTGTCGGTCTTGACGACGTACCCGAGCTTCTCGAGCTCCGTGAGCCGCTCGGCCCCGCCCGCGACGTCCTTCTCGCTGATCTCTGCGCCCGCGTCGAGTAGGTCGCCGCGATTCCCCGTGAGCGACTTTCCAGGCGCAACACGATAGCCACTCGTCGAGGCCTCGGGCTTACCCTTGGCCGCGACTTGCCCGGGGATGGGCGCGATCTCGCCAGGCTCCGAGCCTGGAAGGGATTTTGACTGAGCCGGATCGGTCGTCTGCGCGCCGCCCGACGTCCCCTGCGTGCCGCCCCCGTCGCGCTCGGCCTTGAGCTTCTGCAGCGCGGCGAGCGTGTCTTCGAGCTGCTGCGTGCCCTGGTTTGTCAGGTCGGGCGCGGAGATCTGCAGGGTTCCCGCGAGCTGATTGATCTGATCGACCAACTGCTTGTCTTGCTTGTTTGCCATGGTCTCGCCTTACACCCTTGTCTTGAGGCAACCGAACGTGTCGATCGCAGTTGGGATCGTGAGGGGGCGAGTGCCCGCCTCAAGCTTCAAGTGCTTGCCGTCGGGCGTGAAGTAGGCGTTGACGGTCAGGTCCAGCTTCGAAGCGCCGTCGGAGATGCGGGGCGGAAGGAACTCGAGCGCAGACGCGATCGGCGGACGAAGCAGCGGGATGCCGCCCCACGTGAGATCGAGTCGCGTCCCTTCGGACAGCATGATCACGCTGTCTGTGTTGACGTACTCCTTGACGGTGCTCGTCTGCGGGTCGACGTAGGTTCCGTCGTAGACGTACAACTCGTACTCGTAGTTATCCAGGAAGATGGTTCCTTTATAGGAACCTCCACCCGGAACTTGCCGCGGCTCGATATTGCCGACGTTGATCCGCAGGAGATTGAAGAGCTTCTGGACTGCGTCCTTCCCGAAGAAGTCGCGCCAAGCACGCTTTCCGAAGATCAGCCGGTTCGGCAGGCCGCGACCGTTGCGCCGCACCTGGTCCGCTAGCGACTGAATGTCTGCGAGAGGATTGTCTGAACCGCCGCCCCAATCCGAGCTGGCAGTCGGGAAGTGCGCGGTCCGCGGCCCGAAGTCGAGCACGAAGAGCGGTCTCCCCGCGTTGTCAGTCAGGGTCAGCTTTCCGGTCTGCAGCACCTGCGCAGCCATGAGCTCGACCGAGCGACGGATCTTCATCTCGAGCTTACGAAACACCTGGAAGGCCTGCTCCGTGGCATTCGCTAGGTAGTTCGGATCGGTGAAGATGTCCTGCCCCGGCATGCGCCGAATCATGTCGTAGGACGTGATCGTCGCAGACTCATCGAAGACGGGCGGCGTGAAGCCTTTGTTCTGCCAAAGCGTGAGCTCGTTCTCGCGCGTCCCGGCACTCAAGTCCTGCACGACGATTGCGACCTCTTCCGAATCGCGCATGATGTCGAGCGACACCATCTCCGACGTGTGGAAGTTCTGCGGCGGGCTATCGAAGAAGCTCGTCAGGAATAGGACCGGGCTCGCCCGCTCCACATACATCCTGATCAGGTGCTGTGTTGATTCGGTGCTCATGTCTAGACCTCCTGCGGACGCACCGAACCGAGCACGCGCGCTGAACCAGTTCAGCGAAGCGCGACGTTGGTCGCCGACGGACTTCGAAGTGGAAGGGTGGGTTAGGCCGTCTGCCCGACTTGCTGCACATCGACCGGCGTGATGCCGTAGTTGCGAAGCTGGTCGAGAATGGCAGGGGTGAGGTTGTTACCGTTGCCGTCGGCTGCGATGATCAATCGATTACGGTTGACCTCGCCCTTGATAAGCGGTCGCGCCAGGACATCGCCTGCGCCGACTGCGACGACGTCATAGGTCAACACCGCGACCGGCTTCTCGCTCCCGTCGCTCGCGCCCGTGGCGAATGCCTTGAGCTTGCCACCCGCGGTGACGCGGCCAAGGAGAGTCCCCTTGAGGAGCGTCGCCGCTGCCGCAAAGGTGATCACCTCATCGCGGAACTGCTCATCCTTGAGGGCGATCGACCCGCCGTACCGGATCGTGGTCGTTTCGATGGTTGCCATTAGCGTCCCGCCTTCCCCTGCCGCGCCCGAAGAATATCGACGACCTTGTCGCCGAGATCGGGCACGACCGCTGATGCACCCGCCGGTGCACTCGTGCTTGTCTGATGCGCTGCCGGCGCGCTCGGCGGAGGTGGCGGCGTGATCTGCGCCGGCGCATCGACTGCGCTGCCGGTCTGGCGATCGTCGCTCTGCCGCACGGCGCGATCGCGCGCGTTCAGTGCGAGCGCGGTGTAGCGTGCGCTCGCGGTCATGTTCAACGGCGCTCCGCTCTCGATCGCCTGATAGGCAATTGTCAGGCCCTCTTCGCCACCCGTGCGACCGAGGGTCAGATGAGCGCCAACGCGGTCGCGTTCGGCCGCTTCGCCTTCCGCGAAGGCAGCCTGATACACGTCAGGGTGCTGTGATTTCAATGTGCGCAGATCCATCGTGATCTCCTGTCTCTGGTCGTCGACGGCGCTCTGCGCCCCGATCGTCTGTTGGGTCATGAGCGGCTCAAGGGCAGCAGCGATCTGGAGAGCGCGCGGCGTTTCGATCGATAGTGATACATTGGGCGCCTGCTCGGCAGCAGGAGCGACCCCGACAGCGCGCAGCGCGGGCCGAAAAATCGAGTCAATCATGCGGCGCTTCTTTGCATGGGCCGCGAGCAGCGTTGCGCCGCGCCCAAAATTGTCGCGCACGTCTTCAGCATTCAGTCCGCGACCATGCGCAATGGCGTCGATAAACAACTCGTAGATGGCGTCGAGCTCGCGCCGCACGACCGCCTTCCCCTCCTCGGTAGTGACGTCGGGGCGCTTGTCAGGACTGTCAGTGTTGGTAATCTCCACGACGTCGTCTTCAACGACATAGGTCGCAGCGGCCCCCACTGAACCGAAGCGAGCGCCGATGTTCTGCGCCTCGATCCTGCCGGCGACCGCCGCGATCCCATAAGCCGCGCTCAGCGCATTCGCTGCTTTGACGCTGAGTGTCTTGCGCGAGCGCGCCATCTCGAGCGCCGCGAGTGCATCGAAGAGACCATCTACACTGCCACCCGGGCTATCGATCCACAGTACGATGTCATCGATCGATGGGTCAGCCTGCGCAACCCCCAGGCTCGCAGTGATCTCAGCATAGGTTGTGTTTCCGCCCCCGAAGAAGAACGCGATGATGTCGGGGGTCTTCGTCAGGATTCCTTCGATCCGAATTTCGGCCGTCGCACCCGTCATCTTCATGATACCTGGCACATCCGCACGAACCTCTCGCCGGACGCGCTCCTGAAAGGAGCGTGCCTCCGCGTCACTCGGCCGCATGTGCAGACGACGCGCTTCACGTAGAGTGCGCAGCGCGCCCTCGTCCAATAACCAGCTCGTCATGAAATGCCCCGCTCTGGGTGTTAGGAGACGACGCGAAGCGAAGACATGCTGGCGTCTTCTTCTTCGCCGCCTTTGCCTTCGTCCGCGTCGTCATCGGGAGAGGGTGCTGCAGGCGCGAACGACGTATCGAACTGCTGCATGGGGACACGCGCACGCGCCAGCGCCTCGTTCTCCAGGCGCAGCTTCTTCACGTTCTGAGAGAACTTCGTGCCCGTCAGCTCTCGCGTCGCACGGTCACGCGTGATCACGCCCATGGAAATCATCTGGTCGTAGGCCTTGGCCTGCTTGAGCATGTCCATGGCGGGCTTGATGTTGCCCGACCAGTCCGCTGAGACCCACGACGCGAAGAGGTCGTAGAGCCGCACGTCTCGCCATGCGTCCAAGAGGCCGGGCGCCGTCACCTTGCCGGTGAGCGCCATCGCGATCAGCCATTCCACGTAGATCGGCTGCGTGAAGCTGCAGCCGAAGAACACGCGCACCTTATTCAGGTAGATCTTGAGCTCGTTGATCGCCGCCTGGCTAGCGGAGTAGTTCGAGCTGAACGCCAGCCGCAGGATCTCGGGGGGGATCTCGAAGGACCACGCGATGGTCTGGATGAGCGCCTCTTCGAACTCCCCGAACTTCGCATCCGTACCGTTTGGCGCGAACCCCTGCGGCTCTTCCCCGTAGGCGAGCTCGTCGAGGACCAGGCCGGGAATCATCTCGGCGACGTTGAAACGCCGGGGCGGCTGGCCGGCCGCGTCCGGAGTTTCGACGGTCCCGCGGCGGGTGGCACCGGAGAGCATGGGGCGACTGCCAGTCCCTGCCTTTTCGGTCTTCTTCACGAACATCGCCAGCATGCTGTTGATCACAGCCTTGCGTTGCGTGGCGTCACGGTAGCGGTCGATCTCGCGCAGCGACTGCAGAACGAGCGAGAGAACCGGCTTCCCGCGCACGTCGTCGAGCCGCTTCTCCGTCCCGTAGAGCAACCACGCGATGCGCCGCCCTGACTTCTCGCCGTACGCCGGGAGCCGCTTCGAGGTGCCGTCGCGCTGGGTGACCCAGTAACCGACCGGCCGGTCGAGGGCGTCGAGCTCGACGCCGTGCAGGATGCGGTGTCCAGTGGCGAGCTTGAAGTCGCCGCTCATGTAGGGGGTCTGCACCATGCCGCCCTTGATCAGCTGCACACGAGGCAGCTGGGTCGGCTGAAACTGGCGAAGGACGACGAGGACGTCCCCCTCGATCAGAGCCTCCAGCCGCGCCTGCACTTGCAGCGCCCCGAAGGTCTGCTGCTCCATGTGGTCGCAGAGCCAAGGCTCATCGCCCCACAGCTCGAAGTGCGTCTCGACGTCCTCGGCCCACTCCGCCAACGAGTCCTCAGCCTTGCCGAGTAGCTTCTCGCGCGGTGTGGCTTCGAGGTGGAGCCCGGTCGTGATCTCGTTCGTCACGAGCCGGCGCAAAAGACCACGTGCGTAGAGGTTCGTCTCAAAGAGCTGGGCCGACCGGGCGCGGAGCGTCCAGTAGTCCGCCGTGAGCAGTTCGGTCTCGCCGAACCCGCCCTCGAACTTCGAGCCGTTGTCGAACCTCGAGAAGCCGCCGAAGCCAAAGCCGGAGTAGGGGCCGAGTGCGTCGAGGGTGATTCGCGGCGGCTGCCCGAGTGCCACGTCGATCGCATTGCCGATCCGCTCGCGCGCTTGGGCGAGTCGTCCGCGAAGTCGATCGAGCATGGATGGTTCCTCAGAAGCCAGGACGGACGTAGAGCGAACGCGGCGACGCATTCAGCGCCCCGAGCAGGTCGAAAAGCTCAGCGTGCAGCCCGTCACGCCAGGCCCGCAGCGCAGGCAGGCTGGCACGCGTGACCTGCTGTGAGGTCTGTCCGGTGTTGAGCGAGTAGGACTGCGTCGGGTTCGCGATGAAGGCGAGCAGGCAGGCATCGAGCGCCGCGAGCTCAGCTTCGATCGCCAGCTGCCGCCGCTTGTAGTGGTCGATCTGCCACTGCTCCAGGTACATGGCTCACCCGCTCCCGGTTACGTCCGCCACCATCGCGTCCCAAAAGGCGGGCCAGTTCGTTTGCTCGAGCTCGAGCTGGTCCCGACAGTAGTGCCAGGCGACCAAGTCCACCGCGGCGTTGCCGTAGACGAGCAAGTCCCAGAGCTCGTTCGCGGCGCCGCTCGGCCGGCGCCATTCCCAGCCGATCCGCTCCCCCGTCCGGGCATCCACGCGCGCCACCTTCGTCTCGGCCGTCAGTTCGCGCAGCTGCTTGTCGGTCGCGTTCTGGGGTGCGTTGAAGTGACCCACGGGCTGAATGCCAAGGCTCGGATCCCATTCGACCTTCAGCGCGGCAGACCAGCGGTCCTTGTAGAAGTCGACCGTGATGCCGTACGCGCGCTGCCCGGTCGGCGTCGTGAACTCCGAAAACTCCTTGTCGCGCTGGTTTCGTGGCGAGACCTCGCGACCCTTGACGGGGAAGACGCCGGACTCGTACTCCGCGCAGAAGCGGTAGACCAGATCGGTCCGGTAGCCCGAGTCGACCAGCGTGATCCCGAGCGCGTACGCATGCCCGTCGTCGGACTCGTAGCTCTTGTCCTCGATCAGCGAGCGCAGCGCCTTCCACGGCGGCGCCTCCATCTGCTCCGTGTCGCCTTCGAAGGTGAAGTAGTCGAGCAGCAGCACACGCCGATCCCGGCACCAGCCCCAGACCGCGACCTTCAGGTTGTCGCTGTGCACGTCGACGGTTGCGGTCAGGAACAGGACCGGGCTACCGCAGTAGCGCACGCACGTCGTGTTCGGGATCAGGTTCGGGAGCGTCGTCGGGTCGTCTGACGTGCAGTAGAGGTACCAACTGCGACGATGCCCGCTGACCGCCTCGAAGCGTACTCGTTCGCCGCGGATCTCGAAGGGATCGCCCAGGACGTTGTTGTAGAAGACCTGCAGCTGTCGCGTGTCGCGTGGTCGGTTACGCTCGGTGTCCCACGCGTCGAGCCACTTCGCGACGCAGCTCGCCCACGACTGCATCCCGACCGGAGAGTAGAGCGCGCTCAGGTGGTAACTGCGAAGGAAGGGCGACGAGGAGACCGCCGTCGGTCGCCACTCCGCACCGTGGGCGGGAGACAGCAGGCGCGTCTTGTCGTCGTTAGTGTGAGCAGCGTGGCAGTTCGAGCAGCACCAGCGGACCGACTCCTGGACGAGGCGCCCACTCTCGGTCTCCCATACGATCCCCGTGATTACTCCGCCCTCCTCAAGGCTTCGCCACCGCAAGCGCTGCGGGAAGCCGCACTTGAGACAGCACACGAAGTAGAAGCGCTGGTCGCCGGCGGCGAAGCGCTTCTCGATCTTGCTCGACCCCTTCACCGTTGGCGTAGAGATATCGAGGATCTTCCGGCTTAGCTCGTAGGCCGCCGTCCGGTCCCCGACCAGTTTGAGCGGGTCGCCATCCTTGCCGACGACGTCAGGCCAGCCGTCGATCTCGTCGCGCAGCAGCATCTGGATAGAGATCGACCTGAGCTTGTTGGCGGACTGTGCGCCGAACGGAATCAGAAAACCGCCACCCTTCCACTCGAGCTTCTTTTCAGTCTTGCCGCTCTTGCGATGGCTCATCTCATCGTGCGACGTGATGAGATGGTCGAGCCCCGAGCTCTGCAGCATCGGGATGACGTAGGAGTCCATGCGAAGCTTCGCGAGTTCGGCATCCGCCGTCACGAGCATGCAGGGGGCGCACCGGACGTGGTCGATGAAGTACCCGATGGCGTTCTCGAGTACACCGACCGTCGCGCCGATCTGCGCGCCCTTCTGAATCACGACCTCGCGGATGGGCGAGTCGATGGAGAGGCAGTCGAGGACCTCGCGCAGGTACGGCACGACGTCGAAGCGGTACGGTCCCGGGAGCGACGTCACGCTTGCCGGCAGGTACCGGCGCTCTTCCGCCCACGCGCTCGGCGCGAGGACAATGTGCTCGCTCGGCAGCTCGTCAAACTGCTGCGCGAGCCATTCGCGCTGCTCTGACGTCGCGAGGAAGTCGTGCACAGGGTACCCCGCTGGAAAGTGGTAGCGGCGGCGCGAGTCGAACGCGCTTTCTCCGGGTTATGAGCCCGACGGGATGCCCGGTTCCCCACAGCCGCAACAAGGAGTCGTCGTGCGCGCTGTACGCTGGACGTACGGCGTCCCGAATGTCACAGGAGCCTGATGGCGCGTCTCAAGAACGGCATGCGACCCATCCATCCGGGCGAGATGCTCCGCGAGGAGTTCATGACTCCGTGCAGCCTGACGGCGAGCGAGCTCGCGCGTGCGCTGAAGGTGCCGCCGAACCGGATCTCCGGCATCCTGGCCAAGAAGCGGGCCTTGACGGCCGACACCGCATTGCGCCTCGCACGCTACTTCGGCACGACTGCCGAGTTCTGGATGAACTGCCAGAAGACGTTCGAGCTCCGCTGCGCGGAGGAGATGAGCGGCAAGGCTATCCGCGCAGAGGTCCCCGTCCGCAAAGCGGGCTGAATCAGCTTGCTGAACGCTGGCGGCGAGCCGGATACCCATCAGGTTCTCGCTCGTCGGACTGCTCGCGCAACACATGCACGATTGCGGCCTTGGTTCGCGCGAGCTGCGAGCCGATGAGCTCGCGCACCAGGGCCTCGCCTTCTTCGATGGTCTGCCCCGCCCGCGCAGCGGCGTAACAGCGGCGTGCGATGGTCGCGGCCGTGTCGGTCAGCAGTCGCCGGTATCCGGCGTCGATATGGGCGAAGACGTGCGCCCGAACGAACTCGCGCGGGATCAACCGCCCGGTGCGCTCGGCGTTCTTGAGGTCCTTCTCAGTGATGTCGGAGATACGCTTGCGGGCGTCCAGGAAGTCGACGAACGCCGGCGCGGTGCCGTGCTCGAGCACGATCTTGCGCAGCGTCATGTCGAGGTAGAGCGCAACATCGCCGCGATCGACGTCTTGCTCGACGGAGATGCGAGCAACTGCGCGCCGCAGCGCACCAGAGCGCTCGGGATTGCGTGCAGCGAAGGGATCGACCAGCGCCGAAGGTTTTGAGGGTCGGGGCGCCGTCGCCTCTGCAGCCGCTTTGGCAGCCACATCCTCGACCTGCGTCGGGTCGATATCGCGTCCGGCCAGGTATCTGCGCACGTCCGGATGGTCGAGGTCGACCCGCCCTCCGATCAGAGCGTCAGGGAACTGCTTTACAGCGGCGAGGCTGATCGACGGCTTCTTTACGCCTGCAAGCAGTGCCAGCTGCGACTTTGTCACCAAACGAGCCATGGCCAACCCAAGCTAACACACTCCGCCGCTCCGCCTAACGTCGCTGCCTAACTGCCTAACAGATGTCAAAATCATTGAGGAAGCCGGGGTGGCGATTCTAAACTGCGCCTGGGGTGGGGGGTAGGTCCACAGGACCCACATGCATGGCATGGTCCGTGTCGGCACGCGCCGTGCCATCGACAGCTCTCTGTAAAGTGTTCCTCCGCACGTCCCAATGTATGTACCACCGGCCGTCTACTGACCTCGCCGCCTAGAGCCCCGAACTTCGGGTCGCCGCGACGTCTGCGTGTTCGGATCTCTCGAGCTGCTCTTCGTCCTGCTCTGACGCTGGCAGGGCTTCGACGTGCGCCTAGGCTCGTCGGCCGGCTCAACCTCGACCACGAAAGCGGGCACCCTGCACGGCGTGGGCGGAACATCCCCCCATGCAAATAGAGCCAGCCATGCGAGCGAGAGCATGAGGCCTCCCCCCCTACCTCTTGCGCACGTGCAGCTCGACCTGTTTGCGCACGGCCGCTTCCGCCATTGCGGGCCCTCTGACCTCGACCTCGCGGACGGCAGGCTCCAGCGTCGGATGAGGTTTCACGGTGACCGTCTTGCGCGAGAGGTCCCAGATCATGCGCACGCGCTTCTTCTTGCCCTCGCCCCCGCTGACCCGAAACATGCCCTTGCGCCCGCCTGCGAGCCGCAGAAAGGCAACCCCGCCCGACTTCGCTGCGAGCTGTACAGCGACCGCGTTCTGACGCTGGCGCCGCCCGCTGACGGTTCGCGCAAGCGTGATCGCGCTCTGCCAGTTCTTCTTCTGCACTTGCTTCGTACGGCTGGGCGCCCTCATCGCCTGCCCCGCCGAGCTGGTCGTGGGAATCGTCACGCCGTACTTGCCCTTCGCGCGTTCGGTTCCACCAAGCTCCTGCGTCCGCATGTACGGCAGCGCCGATCCCACACGAGACTGCATGTTCTCGATCGGCCCGATCGTAGCCTTCTCGAGCCTGATCGAGCCGATGGTCCACTTGTTACGCAGGATGAACTTGCGCGCCATCCGCTGAGGCCAAGCTGCCTTCGTGGCGAACGCCAGGTCATTCAGCGTGTCGCGCACGGCATAGGCAGCGCCCCGCTTCGAGAGCTTCCCAAAGCTCTGCGCAAGCGCTTCCGTCTGCGCCATGTCGACAGATACGATCGTCATCGACGCGACCTCTCAGGTAAGCGCGTCGAGAGATCGGCGTGTTGCTCGACCGACGCCGCCGATCTCTCGACACTGGAAAGCCGACTCGCGAGTCCCCGCGATGGGTTCGGGTCGAGGCCGTCCAAGGAATCTCCCGACGTCATCTAGGGCACTCGCGCCAGCTTGCCCATTTGTGAGGGATCTCAATCGTTCGCTGCAAGTTGAAACGTAACTGCACGCCCCGGTATTTGCGGGGCTTGCGGAGTTGTAGAGTCTGCAGACACCTGGACGCGTCATTTCACCGGTCGCCGCAGGATGCGTGTCCGGGTGCGGTCGATGAAACGCTCGACTGCAGACAGAGGGATCCGCCAGTGCTGACCGACTCCCCCGCGCCATGCGCTCGGAGCCGTCCCCTCACCATCGAACACCCCCTCCTCGCACATGCGCCTGACCTTGTCATCAGACACCCCAAGGCGGCCCGCCACATCTGTCGTTGTCAGCATGGTCTGATCCTCGTTGGCCATGGCTTAGGGACTCGAGGGGGTGATGGCCTTTGCGCGCAACAGCTCGGCGAACTCTTGCCTGTACCGATCCGCTTCCAGGCGGCTCTGCTCGAGCTCGTACCGCACCTGATCGAGATCGATGCGCGCCTCGCCAAGCTGCACCATGGCCCTGCCTGACTCGCCATTACGGTAGACCACAAGCGCGAGCAGGCGCTCGACCGTGCAGACCTCGATCAGCGCGGCCCGTGCCTGCTCGAACGCTCGCCAATCCGCATCGCTCTCGTGTCGGCGCGCGCCACGGCGCATCACGCGCAAACATCGATCGAGGATGAGCATCCTGTCGTCAAACGAGACCTGAGGCCCCACACGTCCCCGCACGAGCATCCTGATCAGCGCGTCCGCGATCCTCATCCAATCGCCTCTGCGTAGTGCGCCGCCGACGTCCGAAGTCCGCCACGCAGTGCAGGTCGTGGGATGGGAATCAGCCCCCGGCGCGCGAGCTCGTCGCCGACCACTTTGCGGCCATTGCGCACCAGGGCCTGCAACTCGCCAGTGGCGGCCCCGAAGAGCTGGCCGAGCTCTTCATAGCCCGGCATCACCTGCGCCACGATCCCGGGCGTCCGGAGCAGCAAGAGCGCCCGACACTTCTCGGCGGGGATGCTGTGCGCGCCATCGGGGTAGGCGAGCTCGAGCGCCTGCCGGACGCGCACCAACTCGCCGGCGCGCCTGAGCAGCGGATCGTCCGGGCGGGCGCTGGTCGCTTCCCCAGTCGCGCCACGTCGGACACGGTCGAGGATGCCACCAAGCGCGCTCGGGGAGCTTCGGTCGTGGCGCTCGAACTCCACGAAGGCCGCCAGTGCTGCCGTCAGGCTCGACCAGCGCGGCGCTCCTTCCGGGAGGATGAGCGCATGGTGCTTCGTCCAGGGGCTGACCGCGGCCCAGAGCTGCGCCTCGCGCTCCCACTGGCACAACTCGCACTCCCCGCAGCGCCGGACCGCGGTCTTGCACGAGCTTGCCCAGAGGGCAGGCGTAATGCGAGGCGAGATGCTTGCCGTCGGCGCGAGCGTCGCCTGAAACGCCGCCTTGATTTCCTTGGTCAGGTCGGCGGTTGCCGCGCGCCCGCGAGGTGCAGCCTCGAGTCGAGACGCCGCAACACGCGCCAGGCAGCTCTTGCAGGTGACCTTCGTCGCATCCGTCTCCGTATCGACGTCGAGCCAGCCGCAGCGCGCGCGCCGTAGTGGGTCGCCCGCCCGGCTAGCGTCCAAATGGATTCGCGCTCGTCCCCTCGTCATGGAGCAAATCATGCGCCATCGGCATGGAGTTGCTCCATCCGGACACGCAAGGGGAGGCATAAGGAGCAACAAGGAGGTTGACCCGATAGGCAATGGTCCTCGGGCGATGCCCGGGGTGTTCGTTCTGCGACCACGTCTCCATGGACTTGTTTCATGTGTCTGTCTAACGCAGTTGACAGACAGAGCGCGTCCCTCTATCATTGTTTACATGAAGGCGCGTGAGCTGCTGAAGGTCTTGAAGAGCCACGGATGTATCGAGGTTCGTCAGTCCGGCAGCCACATCACGGTGCAGTGCGGCCAGTGCAAGACGACAGTGGCCTATCACGCGGCGAAGGACATTCCGAAGGGCACGCTGCGCGCAATCGAACGCGACCTGATGCCCTGCCTGGGCAAGGGCTGGTTGGATCGATGAAAAGGGGCGACGAGATGGCCAAGCGATACACGGTGACTTACGAGCGGGACGAAGATGCGATGTGGACGGCGGTGCTGAAGCTCGCGGCCCATGAATCGTGCATCGCGAGCGGCCGCTCCATCGGAGAAGCGCGCAAGCGCATCCGCGGCGCGCTGGCCTTTCACTGGGACGACGAAGCTGCGGCCGACGCCGCCGTGCTGGTGGATGACGTGAAGCTTCCGGGGAGCGCGAAGACGGCTGTATCGCGGGCGCTGCAGGCTCGCGAGGAGGCGCAGCGCCAGCTCGAAGCCTCCCTGAAGGCGTCTTCGACGGCTGCGGAACTGCTGACCCAAGCGGGCCTGAGCAGGCGCGACGCCGCTGAGCTACTAGGCATGTCGTACCAGCGGGTCCAGCAGTTTGCAGAGGCTCAGGCCGTACGACGCGCAGCACGCGCGGTGACTCCAAAAGCTCGACGCACAGCAGACAAGGCAACGGCTACGCGCAAAGCAGGACGTGAACGAGCAAGCGCTCGGTGAAAAGGCGAAAGCCGATCCTCAGGACGCCAAGAAGGGCGGTTGGCACGGGGTGCATGCTCGAAGCTGAAGCCGGCGTCGAGGTCAGCGAGTAGTCGCTGCTGCAATCCATGCACGCAGCGCTGGAAGTTCGTACCGTACGCACGCGCGCTCACGCTGACCGACCTTGAGGTACGGCGGCCCCTCGCCCGCTACGCGCCACTTGTAGAGCGTGTTCTCATGCACGCCGAGCAGTTCCGCCACTTCCTTTGGCGCCAGCAGGACGCGTTCGACGGGTCCTGTACGAGCGATCTCCATCGTCATGACGGTCTCTCCTTCGGCAGTAGGACTGCCCATCGCCAAGCTCATGGCACCGCCTGGCTCTGTTCTTCGGCCGGCGCGAACGCCGTGGCCACCGTTGGCACCTTCCAGCCAAGTCGAAACCCCGCAGCGCCCTTGTGCCCACCACCGCCGAACCTCTCCGCGAGTTTGGACACGTCGAACTCACCGCGCGAGCGCAGCGAGTAGGAGATCTGCCCATCGCCGCGCTGACACCACCCGACGGCGAAGAGAGCGTCCTTCGCCAGCTCGCCGACGAGGTCGGAAATCGCCACGTAGGGCGCGTTGACCACCGGGATGTCGTCGTACTCCGCGAAGCGTTGCCGGACTGCATGACGCTTGGTCATGGCGACGTACATGTCGCGGTACGCCTGGGCGCCGCGGCCGAGCTGCAAGGCCTCTTCGAGCCTTACGGTCTGCAGTACGCGCTCGTAGACCTCGAAGTCGCGCGGCAACGTATGCAGGTACGCGTTGATCGTCTGCGAATCTGGCAGCGCAAACCGCCAGAGGTCGCGGTCCTGGGTGTAGTTGACGATCCAGTTCTCGCGGTCTTGGGGATACCAGTAGTCGCGCGCGAGTCCTGCCCCCGAGCGGTTCAGGTCGAACGTGATCCGCACCTTGCCCGTCGTGGTCTCAGTGTCCGTCAACCGTCGCAGATCCTCCTGCGCCGTCTTATGGTGGTCGAGGATCACGAGCTGCGCACACTCGGCGATCATCTGCACCGTGACCTCGTACGGGTAGCAGAAGTCGACGACATAGACGCGCTTGCCACGGACATCAGGCGGCGCTTCGTCGTAGTGCGCGGGCTGGTAATCCGCAGACGCGCCGAGCGCTCGCCATGCCTGCCAAGCGGCGCAGAAGCCGTCAGGACAGTCCGAGTGATAGATAACGAGAGTGTCTGCCGCGGTCTTGGTCATCGAAGTTCCCCTCTCCCGATCAGTTCGTCCACTCGCTCTAGTCGTAGCTCTCGCTTGCACAGGACAAGCAGACTCCGCCCCCAATCACGCAGATAAACGCGACGAGCGCCGCCCATCCTGAGAGCTCCTTTTCCCCCGCTCGAGAGAGCAGGGCGGACAGGAATCCGTGCAAGTAAGCCAACGCGCCAAAAGCACAGCCCGCGAATCGCCACTTCGCTCGGTTCGTGAGCTTGCTGGGCTCGTCTGGCTCGCTCATGGTCAGCCTCTTCTCAGCATCGGCTCATCGCCACCATGAGCGTCGCCGCGCCGATCATCCCGAGCACCACGAGGGCGATATCGCCCCACGGTATGCGCGGCGGCTTCGGCAGATTGGTCGGCATCCCTCATCCCGCCGGCGCGGGCTCCTCGACCGGTTCAGGAGGCGCCGGAGGTTCCTCGGCCGGCGTCTGGGCCGGCTCAACCTCTGGAGGCTCTTCGGCGGGCACCGGCGAAGGCTCAGGTGGTACCTCTGGAGTCGGCTGACCGTCCCCTCCGCCCATCACGAACAGGACGCGCTCGAGCGCACCCCGTGCCGGCACGAGCTCGTCCAGGATCACCCGCTGCCACTCGTCCAGCTTGGTCAGCTCGACCTCGAGGTTCTTGACGCGCTTGGCGTAGGTCACGCGCAGCTCGTGCAGGTCGCCCTCGATGGTGCGGGCCTGGCGAGGCTTGCGCTTCTTTGGCGGCACGTGGTTGTTGACCGGCTCGCTCTCGACCGCCTGGAGACCGCGGTCACGGCGACTGGTTTGCTTGGCTGGCTTCATGGTCCGTCCCCCTGGTAACGCGCGGGCTTCTGACCCGCGGAACGCATCTGCCTCCGAGCGCGACGATCGCGCCGGAACTTCTCCCGCTTGCGCTTGCAGTGGGCGCGCGTGACATCGAGCCGGTGCTGCTTGCCTTCCCAGTCGAGGTGCATGGCTTCGGCATCGTCGAGACGATCGGCACCGGACTGCTGCGGAAGAGGCCAAACATGAAAGCCATCGACAACGACAGCGTGAGCGCACAGCGCACGAGCATCACGGTGAGTGCGACCATGCAAACGAATCCGAGTCCGATGAGCGTCCAGCAGAATCCGTTCATGAAGCGCTCCCCGAGCGTGTACTCAATCTCGGGAAGCGGTGGTGGTGGCGGTGGTGGTGGCGGTTTGAGCGGCATCATCAGCCTCCCGCGTCACGGACAAGGACATTCACAGCACACCTCGCCGATAGCTACGCGTGAGCTTGTCGAGCTCGGCAATGAGCTCCCGATCGGACAGTCCATTGAGCGCGTCCAGCTGCCGCGAGAGGCTCTTGCGCTCGGCCGCGATCAAGTCCTCGGCGAACTGCTCGACGATCTCGCTACGCTGCTCCGGCGCCGAGTGCGCCAGCCGCTTGTTCATGTTTGCGACGATGCGGTGCTGGTACTCGGTGAAGACGATGGGCATCATGACGGCTGACCGACTCCGAACATCGTCATCTGCCGGCTTCCCGCCAGACGCTCTGCGTCAAGCTGGCGCTTGCGCAACACCGCCATGGCCGGCTGCTCAAGCTGAGCCGGCAAGAGACGCCACGGCTTGGCCTTGCCGCCCCAGCCCGTCGCGTCGCGCAGTTCGCGGTCGATGTCCGCCATCGCTGCTCTTTCGCTCGGCCATTCCCGGGCTTGCACTTCCATCAGGGCAATACGCTTCTTCAGGCTCTTCAGCATCTCCCAGCTGGCTTTGGTGATGGCGCCGTGGCTGAAGCTCGGCCTCTCCATCTCCGACACGCGCCGGTCAAGGTCGGTCGAGCGCTCGACGATGGTCTGCATCAGCACCAGCATCTGCGATTGCTGCTTCAGCAACGACTCGATCACCATCGGACTCACCATCGCCGGCTGCATCGCTCGGCCGAAGAAGTGATCGCGCAGGACGCGCTGACACTCACGTTGGTAGGCGATGAGCTTCGGTCGCACTTCAGGCTTGACTCGCTTCACGTCGATGGTGGCCAGCCAGATGGGCAGCGAGTCGAGCGAGAGACAGAAGGTTTGATAGGTTTTCCCGTCAAGCGCAGTTGCCTGGATCATCCCTGTAACTGCCCAAGCCTTGCCTTTCAGCTTCACGGCTTGGTCGTGCTCGCGAACCCCCAACGTCTCGCAGACCCGCTTCACCACCACCCACACCTGCTCCCCGTCGCCGCGCACCGCTTGGATCGTGTCGCCGTGGAACGGCACTACCTCGATTGAGCCCGTCATGTTCCCCCCTCATCCCCACTCTCGTCCGACACACCCACCCCCGTCCCCGAGCTCGCGCGCCGCCGGTACTCACTGGCTTTCGTCCAAGCGTCCGCGAGCGTCTCCCCTTCGACCTCCTGCCCCTCGTTGCGGAGGGTGATGGTCACGGCAAACGGCTCGCCGGTCTCTCCGTTGTAGGAGGTCCCCGGCTGCCAGAAATGGATCTCGCAGACATCGAGCGGCTCCTCGCGCATGAGCCTCTCGACCTCGTTCAAGCAGTCCTCGGTCGTCATTCGGCCGCCTCCCGCTCGATCCCCGCACCGAGGCGCTCGAGCTCGGCCCGGAGCCAGCCGATGTCGCGCTCGATGTTGCGCTGCTGCTCAAGCTTGTACGTGAGCTTTGCCTGGAGATCGCAGACCCTACGCGCTTGGCTGGACTGGATCCGGTCCGGCGAATGAAGCGAACACCGCTGCCCCTCCCGAAACACCGGATTGGTGCACGCCAGCCCATTCTCCGTCCGCGTCCACCCGCATCGAGGACCTTGCCGGGGCTTACTGCGCTCCTCGCCGGCGTCTTCATGCCAAGCACACCTACCACCGTAACGAACGTGGCCTCGCGCGTAGCAGCGCGAAGTGCGGTTCGCGTTGTCGATGTACAGCACGCCGCAGATAGCTCCGTACGCTCCGCTCATGTCTGCACTCTCCCCTTGTCGTTCACCGGCCCCCTGACGAACCACCGCACCCCATCGAACCGCATCCCGAGCTGCTCGAGCGTCGCGTGATAGGCCCGCTCGAGCTCGGGCGTGCGTCCTGCCCTATGCCCGTAGTCCGCGCACCAAGGCCCGCGCCCTGGCTCCACGAACGGCCGCTCGTCGAGCTCGAGCGAGTCGCGGTTGGCGATCTGCTTGGCGAGCGCACCGCACTCGAGGAGCACGCTCAGGTAGTCGGGTCGATCAAGTCTCATCGCGGTCCCTCCGCAACAGGGCCCTCGACCTGCTTGAGCAGCAGCGCGTGAGCGATTCGGCGTTCTTGAATAAGGTCGAGCTGGCTCCGCTCCAGCTCCAGCTCAAGCTTGTCGAATCGCTCCCTGAGCACGCTCAACTTGATGACCGTGTAGAAATGGCTGAGCGTGACAATGAGCAGCGCAAAGGCCAGTAACGAGTCCGTCATCACGCGCCCCTCCCCAGCAGCTTCGGCCGCGGCATGGTCACAGGCACGTCCAGCGCGAGGACCCCTTGCGACGCCCGCGCCTTTTTCACGCGCCGCTCGATCCGTTCCTCAGCCTTACGCCCGTCGAACGTCGCCAGCCCACCGAGCGAGCCATACGCCGTGAGACACACGCCCTCGGCTTCGTCATGCGACTCGATGCGCTCACCGAGGTACTGCGAAGCCCAATCGATCGCTGCTTGTTTCACATTCCCACGCGTGATGCCGTGCACCCGAGCTCGCCACGTCGATGGCTGCACCTCAAGCAAGTGCGACCGATGCACGCCGTTCCACACGAGCATGCCGATCCACACACCGTAGTTCTTCCCCATGCCGATCAACGTCTGATTGCTGCGTTCAGGTGCCGCCTGCTGAGGCCCCTTACGCAGCGTCTCGTGATCGTGCCGCGTGAGCCGATCAGCGGGCATGTGATCGTGTTTTTCAAATTGCACCCACAGCGCAGCGGGATCACCGCCGGCATATCGCAGCGCGAGCTTCACGACGTCGATGCGGTCGACGTCGGTGCGCGCCAGCCCGTGCTCGAGTACGCGCCCCCACTCGAGCGCGATGCCCCACCCGGTGGAGCCGCCCTGGTCGAGGCCGAGCACGACGCGGGTCATGGCATCGCTCCGTGCTCGCCGTGTTCAAAGCGGGCTGAGAGGGCTCGCCGGTATGCTTCTGCGAGGCGCGGGTAGTCCTCGCTGCCCCACTCGCGTTTGTCGTCACAGCCGCAAATGCGGCCTACGCGTCCCTCGAATGCGAGGTCTTTCGCGCCACAGCGCGCGCACGCACAGAAGTATTGACAGTGGTCCCAGCCACCCTCGCCGTAATGGACCTCAATCTCTGGGTACTCAAGACCCTTATCGTCGAACCGAGCCATGCCACCGACGACGTACAAGCTCACGCCCGTCGCCTCGGCGAGCTCGGGCCAGCGCTCGTCGCCGGCGCCCTCGTCCGCGGGCGGGGGCTTCACTTCGAACCACACCGCGCCTGCGCTGAGGTGCAACTTGAAATCGGGAAGGTAAGGGCCGCTTGGCAGTGCGTAGCCTTCTGGCTCGTACTCCCAAGGGATGCCCAGCGCGTCGAAGAACACCGCCCAGCGCGCCTCGAGTCGCGACCGGAACCGGCAACCCGCGTAAGCCGTCTCGATGGCTCTGATCCGGTCGCCTATCGTCTGGGCCGGGTTCGCGCGCCGCCTCATGCGGCCTCCGTCGCGAGCAGCTCGACGTCGACGAGCTCGGCGCCGAGCGCATCGAACAGCTCCCCAAAGCAGATTGTTGCGTGCACGCCAACGGGCACGCCAGCGAGCTCGGGGGTAAGGCGCCACTCGCCGCGCAGCTTCATGCCGATCCAACGGTCGAGGTCGCTAGGCCCGGCGCGCCTCAGCTCGACCGCAAGCGCTGCGGCCTCCAGCTCGCGCATCACGAATGCTGGCCAGCCCTCCCGGACGGCGTTCGTGTACGCATCACGCGCCGTCGCACAGACACAGCGCCGCAAGTGACGGCGAAAGGTGATCACGAACGGGACGGGCAGCCCGACGGCGTAGGCGACACAGCACGTCAGGACCTCGCGTGAGGCCCGCGAGGGCGCGCCGACGATGACGCGTAGCGCTCGGTAGCTCGCGCGGTCCTCACGGCCCTCCTGGTCGCCACAGAGCGCCTCTAGGCGGGCCTCCAGCGCCTCGGGGACCTCACCATCCAGGCCGACACCCTCGGCAACCAGGCAGAGGCTCCCACGGGCCTGCAGGACGCCGTCGAAGAGCGCGAGTGCTTGGCCGTAGGGGTTCAAAACACCCTCCGCGGCCGCGGCTTTTCGTCCTGCACCACTATGCCTGAGAGTGGTGCAGGAGTGGTGCAGGGTGAAGTGTCCGTATCCTCTACTGATTCACCACTATCACCAGTAGCACCACTATACTGCTTAATAGACAAGTGAGATTGGTGTGTAGACACGTCTCCATGGACATCAGGCGGCTGGGTGCCTGCGGGCGTGTCCGTGTCCGCGTCACGCGCGCAGGTGGTATAAAGGGAATCTACTGGTGCTACTGGTGATAGTGGTGAATCACCATTTGTTTCAGGCGCTTGGCCCTCCACCACTCTTGCACCACTATCGCCCCTAGTGGTGCACTTCGGTCCCTTTTTCCCTTGAGTTTCGTAGCGCCACACCCGGCAACCATCCACCGAGACCATCCGGCGCACCCACCCGAGCTCACGCAGAATGGCCGCAACTCGATTTGCACTGCGCTGGTCATACGACCACGCCTTACCGCGGGGCTCGCGCGATGGCTGTTGATAGGAGCCAAACCCTCGCGGGGTCGTCTGCTCATCGGGTCCGTGGCCGAGGTAGTCAAGTACATCGCCGACCGTCACATGGCGACGTCCTTTGACGAACTGAACAACAAGCGGGTGCCATGGGTCAACCTGTCGCCGTGCCGCCTGCTCCTCTTCCGCCTCTGCACATACCTCCGGGTCGGTGATGTGCCAGCTCTCACCGTTACGCAGGCGGTAGAGGGCCTCCGCCCAGAGCTGATCGCGGTCACGTTGCAGCGCCTCGCAATCGGCGCGCTCGCACTCCAACGGCCAGAACCGCCGATTGCCCGTCGAGTCCGCGAGGTAGCTCCCCTCATTCGTCGTGGCCGCAAACACGCAACGGCGCGGATGCTCGACCGTGCGCCGGGCGTACGCGGATCGAAACCGGGGGGCACGCGCGCTGATGAACGCCTTGAGCGCGGTGACCTCGCTCTTGCGCATGTGGTCGAGCTCGGCCAGCTCGATGATCCACGGCCCGACGCAGTGCTCGTGCGCGTCTCGGCCAAGCTCGGGCAGGGTGTCGCTGAAGTAGTCAGACCCGGCGAGGATGGACAGTGCCGTCGACTTGCCAATGCCCTGGAGGCCCTCGAGGACGATGACGTGGTCGACCTGACAACCGGGCGTCCGCGCTCGCGCCACGGCGGAGAGCATCCATTTGCTCATGACGGCACGCGTGTAGCTGGAGTCCTTGGCACCGAAATAGGTCGTGGCCATCTGGTCAAGGCGCGGGGTCTCATCCCACTTGAGCCCGACCAGATAGTCGCGGACAGCGTCGAAGCGGTTGCGCTCGCAGACAATCGAGATGGCCTGCTCGAGCTGCGTTGTCTTGGGCTGCATCGACCACCCAAGGCACGTCTGCCCGACCAGCCAATCCGCCACGCGAACCACGTCCGTGTCCGTAACCGCACGAGGGATCGCAGCCTTGTCCACGGTCACATCGGAGGCGAACGGTGGTTGCCGCTTGAAGATTTGCCGCTCGCGCCGCGCATCGAAAGCGAGCACGGCCTCCCAGGCCGGGTGGAACATCAGGATGCGGGTGATGTTGTCGACGTCCTTGATGGGTAGGCTCGTATCCGCGTCGAGGCGCAGCTTCTCGAAGACAGGCTTCCATTCTTCGCTTGGAGCCACCCGCGAGGTATCGGGCGGCAAGCGCCCGTTCGCACGCGCTTCCTCCATCAGTTGGTAGAGTTCGCTGAGCTCGTGGGTAGCGAGGAAGTCGTCGAGCTTGGGCGCGTCTTTCGGGAAGCGAACGATGTAGACCCTGGCACCAGCGCCCTCGAGAGCGCGACCGAACTCCAGCTCCTGCTTGCGAACCTGGTTGTTGCTCAACGCGTCGGCGTCGAAGGCGAGGTAAACGATCAGCCCGACGAGCGCGACGTGGGAAAAATACGGGTGAAGCGTCCTCTCGTCCTTGATGTGCCACTGGTGGACGCCGGGGAGAGCGATGCAACTGAGCCCGTGTGACTCGGCCGCAAGCATCTTTTTTTCGCCCTCGGTCAGCCAGAGTGGAACGGAAGGATCACGGAGCGCTGGGCCTTCGAGAAGCGAGGGCCCAAACGCGAGGTGCGTGCCGGTCTCCTTCGCCTGGGCGTACTTCACGAGCTTGATCGAGCCGTCGCGCTGTCGCTCCTCCAAGGGCTTGGCGGGCTTACCGCGTACGAGCACCGGGTCGCGCTGAAAGGGGATGCGGTAGGGGAAGACCAACACCGGAAGGCGTCCTTCCCAGTCTTTCGGCCGTCGCCCGAACAGCTTTGCAGCGGCCTTGGCATCGTCGAGGGAGTAGAGCCCCATGCACTCGGCGATCTCGGGCGAGATGGCCGAAGCCTTGAGCTCCGCGATCTGCGCTTCTGTCAACGAGGGTGGCCACTGCGTCATGACTACTCCGCGCTCTCGTTTCAAACGACCCACGTGCGCGCATCGGCGTCGTGGGTCTCGGCGTTGGACTGATGCTTGCGCTCGGCCGCCACGCGCCCGACGTGCTCCAGCAGCGCGCCCACCGTCGTCCACGGCCCGGTCACGAGCGCAACCTCGCCGATCATGGCGCTACCGTGGTACTCGCCCTTTTCGTCGACGGTCACGGACACACTCAGGACGACATCTCGCTTTCTCATACGGCCCCCGTGGTGCAGCAGCGTGTCGACGGCGGACCAAGATCCAGTGTTGATCGCCGTGCCGCTGGAGAAGGTGTCGCTTGTGTGATCCCCGCCCGGACTGCGGTCCTCCTACAGTCGGCAGCGATCCACTCGCCATCGAGGCAGACCAGCACCGTCGCGACGTCGAGCTCGAGCGCGGCCGCGATGTCGGCCACGGTTCGCAGGCCGACCAGGCGCTTGCCGCTTTCGATACAGCTCACAATGGGTCCGTAGGAATCGATCCGCCGCGCCAGCTCCTCGCGCGACATCTCGGCATCGAGGCGCAGCTCGCGGATACGCGCGCCGACTGTCTTCGCGATGCCGGGATCGAGCCGCTTCATGGCCCCGTCTCCGCTTCTGGTTCGGCCTGCTCGTCTGCGCGCTTGTCTTCGTCCATCCAGCGCTCCGTCAGCACCACCAGCAGACTGGCATTGAGCGCGAGGGCGAGCGCGAGGCCGAACAGGACGCACTCGAGGACGCGTTCGCTCATCGGACGCCCCGCGGAGACAGCTCTTGCACGGGCGGCCGCACGTACGCGAGGCGTGGACAGCGACGAAGGCTGTCGAGTCTGATCGAAGCTTGCCGTCCATTGCGTAAGAGCGACACGACGGCCATCGCATCGGCGCCACAGAGCGCGCGAACGTGAGCCCCGAACGCGATCGACAGGACGATGCCGCGCACGACATGACCGCGAAAGCGGAGGAGCTGCCCCGCCTGATCGACGATCACCACCGTGTCGCCGGGCGCGATGCCGCTGCGCACGTCAACCATGGCCGAAGCTCGCGATAGAAAAGCAGCAGCCTGCAGGCGGCGCGCTCCCGGGAGGTGAGTCGCCACGCGTCTGCAGGCCGCTGACAAAAGCGCGCTCACAGCAAGCGGGCAAGCTTGCTGCGTGAGCGCACGGAGTTGAGGTTTGGACGAGTCGCTGAGTCACGGCGTTGCCCCCGGCGTCCGTGTTGCCCCGTTGCGCATGTTGAGAAACGTCAGGCGGCGTTGGTCTCGCCGACGATGAGCCAACCAATCGAGGTGCCGTACAGCTCCGCCAAGCGCGCGAGCTTCTTGAGCGACGGCTCGAAGTCGCCGCGTTCCCACCGATCGAACGTGCGGACGCTGACTCCGAGCTTCTTCGCGACGAACTGGCGCGTGAGGCCCTTTTGCTCGCGCGCCTGTCGAAGTCGCCCGCCAAAACCAGCAGCACTCATACGCAGGATGTTAAGACATAAAATGTACAGAGCACAGCCCGTTTTAGATCTGCGCTCTTAGGCCGCAAGGGAGTCTGCTCGCTAGCAAGTGCGTATGTGTTAGACGCCATCTAGCCCCGATGTCCGGTGAACAGCCCAGTCTGACTACTGTGGGCCAAAGGCTGCGCAGCGCGCGCTTGGCCATGAGGCCGAAGGTCTCAGGCGCCCGGGCAGGCCTCGAGCTCAACGTCGACCAGAACACCGTGTATCGGTGGGAAAGAGACGAGTGGCTCGTGCCCATGAAGAAGCTCGCCAAGTGCGCCGAGATGTACGGTGTCGACTTCAAATGGCTGCTGCATGGGGACGACGATGCCCGCGAAAACGATAGTGTTTCGCGATACCTCGCGAGCCCCGTGGCTGGGGCGGTGGCCGAGGACGTTGCCGAGCGCCTTCGACGCCTGCCCTACGGCTTGTTCGGCTATGCCGAGCCCGACGAAAGTGATGTAGCGAGCCTGCGTCACACCCTCGAGCTGCACCTTGCCCGCGCGATCACCAAGCGCCCCACTGGGGGCCAGCCCACACAATCTGACCTGCCTCCGACGACGCCCAAGCGCCACCGCAAGAGCAGTTAGCGTTGGCTAAGCGATCGCAGTCCCGCTTACAGGCGCGACAATTCGCGGTGCGGCGCGTCCGACATTTTTTGTTCACTAGGCCGCCTGGTCAGTCGGATTCCGTTTCAAGAGTGCACACAAAATGTCTACTCTTGCGACGTGACCAACGTTGCTTCGCATCTCCACGAGTCCTCCGAGAGCTTCTGCGGCCTCTCCACCGCTAGCGCAGCCGTCTGCAGGCTCATCGCCGAAGCCATCGCCGACAACACGAGCTTCGTGCACGCCGCGAGTCCCGCCGAACTCGACGAGGCAGTGCACGCGCTCGAGTCCTGCCGCTTGCACGGCTGCGATGTGCACCAGCACGAGGCCGAGGCGCTCGCACTGCTCGAGCAGCGCAAGTGCGCCCACTGCCTCGTGCACGTCTCGCGCGACGAGCTCGTCGACGTCACCGACCTAGCGCCGCTGAGCGGTCCGATCTGCGCTCACTGCGAGCGCGACCTGGTGGCCGAGCTCCACGACGACGACGAGTCCCCCCCGAACCACGAAGCCGAAGCCGCCACGCGCGGCGGATTGCGTCCGGGAGCCCTCGCGCTCTTGGGCTTGCACAAGGGGGATCTGTGATCACGACACGAACCATTCTCGAGGTCGAGGCGTTCAGCCAGCTCGACTACATCGGCGAGGAGATCACCGCGCTGCGGGAAGCTGGTGATCTCACGCGCGAGCGCCTCCGCGCCACGCTCACCGTCATCCACGAGCATTGCGAGGCCGCCAAGCAAGCGTGCAGCGCGATCGAGGAGCTCGACCGGCGCGAGCGCGCAGCCACGCCGGGAGCGATGTCGTGAGCCAGGGGATTCATTTCGCGGGCAAGCATGGCCGCGCCGATGTCATGCACCGGAACGGCCTGTGGCGCGTCTTCTTCGACGGGCGCGCCGACTGGTACGTCTCGAAGTGGGCGGCCTGCCAGGTCGCGATCGGACTTGCCCACGGAGGCAAAGCTCCGCCGCACATCGCGAGTCTGCTCGATCTGAGTACGCGAGAGCGGAGGATGTCGTGATCGTCAGAGACGACCAGGTCCGCGATGCGCTCGCCCTCTGGTTTGGCCAGAAAGACTACGCTCGCTCGCTGAGCCCCACCGCCTCCAGCATGCGCGTCATGCGCACGGTGCTGGAGTCCGTGGACGTCAAGAAAAGTCAGGACCCCTGGCACACGGAGACCTATCAGCGGGAGCACGATGTGCACGGTCTGTTCAGTGTCTTCGAAATGGGAGGAAGCTGGCACGCTATCCGGGTCTGGACGCCCACGCTCGGCGGACCCAGTCAGATGGAGCAGCTCGGCATCCACGTGACCGCCAAAGCTGCGCGCGCGCAGTGCGACCGCATCCTCGCCGAGCTCGATGCGGCGAACGCTGAGCAGCTGGAGTGCCGATGAGTACCGTCCGCAAGCTTCCACTCGCGCCGGATGACTCCGAGCCCAACGACGACCAGCAGGTGATCGCTATCGGCGGGTCTAACGCAGCCGCGCAGGAGGACTGGCGGGCCGTGCCCGGTTACGCTGGCTACGAAGCCAGCACCCTCGGCAACATCCGCTCTTGGCGCCGTCGCGGTCCCGGCACGGCTCTTCGCGGGTACCCGTTGCAGCTTCGTCCCACGGTCGCCCTGAACGGTTATCTCGTGGTCAGCATGCGCGATGGCAAGACCTCGAAGCAGGTCCGCGTGCATGTCGCTGTTCTCTTGACCTTCGTAGGTGAGCGTCCTCTTGGGGCCCACGGGTGCCATGGCGATGGGAACAAGGCGAACAACAGACTCATCAATCTGCGCTGGGACTCCGCGCGTGAGAACAACGCAGATCGCGCTCGACACGGGAGACTTCCGCGAGGCGCTGCTGTGTTCACGGCGAAACTGACCATCGCTAAGGTCCACGACATTCGAAGCCGCCCGAAAAGCGTGAGTAACGCGGAGCTTGCTCGCGAGTTTGGACTGAGCGCAGTGGGGCTCGGCCGCGTCCGCAAAGGAAAGGCCTGGGCGCACGTATGAACCGATCATTACACCACCTCCCGCTCGCGGCCGGCGACGGCGCAAAGGTGCTCGCGCCGCGCTGGGACTACCGCAAGTACGGTTCGATCGAGGACCCTTGCCACAAGTCGCATTTCTCGACGCTGCTCGGCGAATTCAGCTGCGGCGAACAGTTCCGTCGCGACCGCCTGCGCGAACGCTCCGGCGAGCAGCGCGAGGTCCTCTCCGGCAAGACCGAGTTCGGCACTGCTGGCCACGAGACGATTGCGCGCGCGCTGCGCAACGAGGAGGTCCTCGCGGGACTGCTCTCGGGCGCGCGCGTTCCCTCCATCGACACCGTGCGCCGTGTGGTCACCGAGGAGTTCCGCCGCGCGTGTGGCGACCAGCAGGTCGCCTGGTACGGCAAGGCGGACTACGAGGGCGTGCACGAGGACGTGTCGTGGATGTGCGAGGGGCTGTTTCGCGACCTGCACCGGCACGTCGCCAAGGTCGAACTGGTCGAGGCAGGGCTCATCGCGCAGCTCGGGGACCTGTTCATCGAGGGGCACGTCGACCTGGTCTATCGGCCTTCTGCGAACCCCGAGGCGCTCGCGCTCACTGACTGGAAGACGGGCGCCTCGAAGCCCCATCAGGTCGAGCTCGACCACGGCTACGAGGGTGGCTTCTACTCGCTCGCGCTCGAGCGTGGTCTGTTCCTGCCCACCGACGTTCTCGCCGCCTGGCGCGAGGCTGCCGCGCTTGTCGGTCCAGTGGGCGTGCCGCTCGACTACGAGGACGCGATCCGGCTTGGCCTCGCCTACAACGACCGCGAGGCGATGCACATCGCGCTACGCGGCATCGCGCGCCGCTACGTGCGCGACGAGCCGCTGCCCGAGGGCGTGCGCGTCTTCGGGCAGTTCCCCGAGGCCATCTACCAGACGCACCTGGCGGACTACGTCCCCTACGAGCGCAAGGGCAGTAAGACCATCGAGCGCCCCGAGGATGTCGAGCACTGGTCGCGCGTGATGAACGCGCCGCTCTCGACCGGTGCCAAGGTCAACTACGACAAGGGCATGGCGCGCGGCGGCGCGTGGATGCGCGTGCAGCGAACCGCCGACGACATCACGCGGCTCGACAAGATGCTGCGCACCGTCGTCGGTTGGGTGCGCTTCGGCAAGTTCGTGCCTGCAATCAGCGAAAAATGCAACCGCTGCCCCTATAAGGGGCCGTGCTTGACCGATGGGTTCGAGCTGCGAGGGGACACAGCGAAGGAGCTGAACTCGGCACTGCGAGACATCGACCTGGGGTCCGAAGAGCTCAGCGTCAACGACTGAAGAGGGGGAACAGACACATGGCAAAGAGTAAGGATCAGAGCGCACTGGCGCTCGCGTCGCCGCAAGACGAAGCCGGTGCATTGGCGGTGTTCGATGACATGGACTTCGAGGTCTCGGGCCTCGAGGAAGTGGACGCGGAGGACCTCCGCTTCGCTGTCAAAGTTTGGAACATGCGCAGCAAGCGGCCCGACGGGAAGGGCCTGTTCCAGGTGGATGAGTTCTTCGACACGCTGACCGAGCAGACCACGCGCGAGCTGCACTGTGTGTTCGTCACGCTGCACAAGACGAACGACTATGCTTTCTTCGACAACGACAAGCAGGAGACCGTTCGCGTCTGCACCAGCTACGACCGCGAGACGGGCACCCTGCGCGCGCAGCATCCAGATACTGGCCAGCCCGCAGGCACCGTCCGCCCGTGCGCGACCTGCCCCGATGCGCTGTGGCACAAGGACGACAAGGGTAAGAACGTCCGCAACTGCGCGCCGGTCTACGGGGTGATCGGCGTCGAGCTCGACGGCGACGGCAACCCGACCAGCCCGTTCATGATCCGCTTCAAGAAGACGTCGCTGCAGCCTTTCAAGGCCCACCTGCAGAAGCACCACATCAAGCGTCGCCAGGACCCCAAGACCCGCAAGATGGTGGACGTCCCGCTGTTCGCGTTCTCGGTCCGCATCCGGCTCGAAGCGGACAAGGGCGGGCAGTTCGCGGTGCCGATCCTGGAGCGCGGCGACGTGCTCTCACGCGACTTGCTGCTGCAGCTCTCCGAGCAAGCCAAGGGCTTTCGCGAGATGGCCGACGACGTCACGCGCGCGGCCGAGAAGAAGGAGACGCAGGTCGGTGAGGGCGGCGCCGTCGAGACGCAGGGGGAAGCGCTCCGCGCAGACGACTTCGCGGGTTAGAGGTTTCGGCTTCCCCTGGCCGGACGGTGTCGCATCGACGCCGGGAGGTTCAGCGCTGACGGGAGTCATGCCCCAACTCAGCGGACTGAGCTTCCAAAAGGAACGACGCAGGTTCCAGGTGCGTCGCGCCTCGATGCTGACAGCCGGGAAAGACCGGCAACTAAGCAGGTAGGACCCACCGTTGAGGATGCCCATGGGCGAGACGATCAAAGGCGAGCTCCGTAGCTTCACGGTCCGAGGAACGGACTTCTGGGGCGTCGGTCTCGTTCGCACCCAGCACGACGCAGGCGACGTGACGATCGTCGGCAAGCTTGTCGGCGCCACCGAAGGCGACACGGTCGAGCTGGTGGGCGTCTTCATGGACCATCCCAAGCACGGCCGACAGTACAAGTTCAGCGCGTGCACGGTCCTGCTCCCGAGCGACGTGAGCGGAGTCGTCGGCTGGCTGGCGAGCAAGCTCCCACAAATCTCGCGCCGCCGTGCGGAGCAGCTGGTCGAGCGATTCGGCGTGGACCCGCTCTGGAAGCTGCTCGACGCAGAGGACACTGCCGCGCTGTGCGTGGTCGATGGCATCACCGAGCCGCGCGCCCAGGAGATCCTCGCGGCCTACCGCGAGCACAAGGGCGACCGCGACCGGCTGGTGCGCTTGCGGACTTGGGGCCTGACGGATGGTCAGATCGCGCGCGTCACGACGGAATGGGGCGAGGACGCCGAGGCGCGCATGAGCGCCAACCCGTACGCGCTGATGGAGTGCGTCGACGGGTTCGGCTGGGTCCGTGCGGACCAGGTCGCGCGCAAGATGGGCATGAAGCTGGACTCGCCGCCGCGACTGCAGGCGGCGCTGCTTCACGCCATGGGCGAGGCCCGCGCGCAAGGCCACTGCTACTGGGCCCAGGGCAAGCTGGTCGCCGTCGTCACCACGAAGATCTGTCGCATCACGGACGAGGCCGCGGTCCGCCGCGCGCTGGAGGCCCTGCTCGAGCGCGAGAAGCTGGTTCGGCTTGAGGCCAGAATCTACCTGCCCGAGCTCGCGGAGGCGGAAGGCCGGCTCGCCAAGGTATTCGCGACGCGTGCGCAGCGCGCCGGGAGGGCAGCGTGACGTATCACCTGACCAGTACGGGGTTCGACCTCGACCGCTCCATTGCTGATCCCTCCGACGCCTTCCACGTCGGCTCGATTGCGCGCTGTCTGTTTTACGCACGCATGTACGCGGAGTGCGAGCCGAGCCATCTCAATGTCTTCTACGCGGGCGTCGCCATCGGGGAGGCGCGAGGGCATGTAGAGGCCCTCGCGGACCGCGACATCGCCGACCGCGCTTGGCGCCTGTGGACCTTCGTCGAGAGTCGCATTCACGCGCAGATGCTCGCGGGAGGCTGCCTTGGAACTTGATCCTTCTCAAGTGCGGGCCGTCGAGCTCGTCTGCACGGCGCCGTTCGCGATTCTCACCGGCGGCCCGGGCACGGGCAAGTCCACGTGCCTTCGCGTCGCACTGGACCGCCTCGATGCCGACGGTGTGACCTACGCACTGGCATCCCCCACCGGCAAGGCTGCCAAGCGCATGACCGAGGCCACCGGCCGCCCGGCCAGCACGATCCATCGGCTGCTCGGCTGGAGTCGGTTCGGCTGGGAGTACCACCAGGGCAATCCGCTCCCGTTCGACGTGATGATCGTCGACGAAGTCTCGATGTTGGATCTCGAGCTCGCCGATGCGCTGGCCGATGCCATCGCAGAGGACTCACGCATCATCCTCGTCGGCGACGCCAACCAGCTGCCGAGCGTCGGCCCGGGTCGCATCCTCGCCGACCTGGTGGAAGCGGACATCGTCCCGGTCGCGCGCCTGACGCATGTGCATCGCGCGGCCGCGGAGTCCTGGATCTGCCGCAACGCGCCGAAGGTGCTCACCGGCGAACCGCTCGAGCTCGGCAGCTACCCCGATTTCCGGTTCTTCGAAGTCGAAGGAGCAGAGGAAGCGGCCAGCACCGTGGCGAGCATCGTCACCATGGCCGAGTACCAGGGCGCGCAGGTCCTCACGCCGCAGCGCACGACCGCGTGCGGCGTCGAGCAGCTCAACACGATGCTGCAGGCAAAACTCAACCCGCCCCGCGGATCTCACGACGAGTGGACGCTGGGCGACAAGGTGCTGCGCAAGGGCGATCGCGTCATTCAGACTCGGAACGCCTACAACCTGCTCGGGTCAAACGGCGCGCTCGGCGTCTTCAACGGGGAGGTCGGTGAAGTCGTTGGAGCGGGGGCGAACCTGACGGTTGACTTCGGCGACAGGCGCATCGCGTACGCAAAGCAGGACGCGTTCGACCTTCAGCTTGCCTACGCGCTGACCGTTCATCGATTTCAGGGCTCCGAGGTCGAGACGGTGGTGTTCGTCGTCCACAGCGCGCACACGTACATGCTGAGCCGTCAGCTTTTCTACACCGCGATCACGCGCGCGAAAAAGCGCGTCGTCCTCGTGGGCAATCGCAAGGGCCTCGCGGCCGCCACCAGCGCGAAGGAGCCGCCGAAGCGGAACACGTCGCTGGTCGAGCGCATGCGCGCGCTGGTGCTGGATGACGTGGGCGCTGGGGTGCCGAGCGCGGCGCCCGACAACGACGTGACGACGTTCGACAAGACGGGGGAGGACGAGCTGCCATGGTGATCGACGACACGACGCACGCTCTGGAGTTCCGCAAGTACGAACTGCCGCCCTTTGCGCTCACGCCCGAGGAGCAGGCCGCACTCGAGCGTGGTGACCGCGGCTATGCTCGCGAAGGCGACGACGAGTTGCTGCGCGCTGCGCTGCATCGAGCACGGCGCACGCTGGCCCTTCGCCTTGCCCCTGGGGAACCGCAGGCCGACGCGCCTACGGATATTGCGCTGCTCCCCGATTACTGGGACGAGCGCCGACGTCGGCAAGGGAAGGTCGATACCAGCCGATGCGCCGCCGAGTTGCGGATCGCGCTTGCCGCGAACCTCCAGGGCCAGGAGCAACGCCCATGAGATGCGTCGCCTGCCAGGCTCCAGACGCCACCACTCGGCACGCCGACTACCTCGGCCTGTGCAAGGTCTGCACTCAATTCGTCGAACGGCTGGTTGCGATGCCCCACGTTCAGCGTGCGCTGCGCGAGGTGGCGGCGGCGGGTGGGAAGGAGACAGTGCGATGAGCACGGACGCCGACCAGGCCGAGGAGTTGACGCAGCTTCGCAACAAACTGAATGAGTGCTCAGACTGGCTGTATCGACTGGGCGTCGCCTCGCTGGTCCTGTCGGTACTGCTCGCCGCCAACTGCAGCGCAGAGCTTGCTGGCGCGGACGATGCGCAGTCTAGGCGCGTCCTCTACGCGCTCACTGGCGTGCTGATCTTCGGGCTCATGCCCGCCTTCTTCTTCGTCATTGGACGTGGCGAGAAACTCCACAAGCGCTTTGTAGAGCTTCAACGCAAAGGGGCCGGGTCACCATGACCAAACCTGACAGCTATAGCGACGAACAAGTCGAGACGGCGCTGACTGCGTGGTACGGCGATTCGTGGCCGTGGCACGAGGGCGCGGCTGCCGACCAGGCCCGCGCTGAGATGCGCAAGGCGCTCGCCGGCGCCGGCGTACCCGTGCAGCCATACTCGTTCGCCGCGTACGCAACGGCACGATTGGGTGAGCAACGTGAGATCACGTCGCCAGAAAACCGGATGAGTCTCGCCGCGCTCGGCCTTGCCGGAGAGGCCGGCGAATACATCGAACTGATCAAGAAGCACCTTTTCCACGGCAAGGACCTCGACCGCGAGAAGGCCGTCAAGGAGCTGGGCGACGTCCTTTGGTACGTCATGTTCGCAGCCGACTCGATCGGCAGCTCGCTCGACGAGGTAGCGCGGGTGAACGATGCCAAGCTCCGCGAACGCTATCCGAATGGCTTTTCGGTTGAGGCTGCGCGAACACGAAGGAGCGAGCCATGACCGCGCCCGAGTGCGACCACTGCGATGAAGCTGTCGCGGAGTTGATGAGCATGGTTGACCACGACTTCACCGGCACCGAAGTGCGCGGCCTGAACGTACACGTGCGGCGTCTTCTCGCGGCAGAACGCGAGAAGGTGTTGGCCGAGTTTGTCGCGTGGTTGGCCAAAGAGTCGGACGCCACAAGCCACCACACAGAAGACGATTCGAGCCTGGTCGAGATTGCCGACGTGCTCGAGTTTATTCACACGCTGCGGACGAGGAAGCCATGACCGCGCCCCACGAGTACAGCGACGAGCAGGTCGAGGCGGCGCTCGATGCGTGGTGGACAGACGGCGCTCTTGTGCATTGGCGCGACGAGTCTGAGCACATTCGACAGAACTATCGCAATGAGATGCGCCGCGCCCTCACCGCCGCCAGCGTGCCCGCGCAGCCCAATGAGCTCGTCGCGGCGCGCGCCGTCATTCATGATATCGCCAACGCGCTTGGCTACGTCGATTGGGCGGACGATGGCCGGTTCATCCAGATTGCCGACGACGAGCTCGCGGACAAAGCAGCTGAGTTGCGACGCCGAGTCGACACTGCGTTCGACGAGGGGATGTCGGCAGCCCGAGCGCTGGGGCAACAGCTTGAAATCCCAGCCGGCACGTGGAGCGATCGCGACTATGGAGCCGCTGCGGATGCGCTCGAGTTGTGTCCGAACGACCTCACTGTCGAAGACCGCGCACGCGTCGTCTTAGAGGCCGTTCAGTACCGCCTGGCGCCAACCCCTGCGGCTGGACCCGTGATGGCGGGAGGTGGGGATGAGTGACTATTCACTCAAGCAGGTCCGGGATGCCCTCGACGCTTGGAATCCCGCATGGCGGCACACTCGGCTGCTGGTTCAGGCACGCTTTATGGGCGACATGCACAAAGCCTTGGAGGCGGCCTCGGTGCCCCCACACCCGCCCACGCTCACTGAGGCCGAGCGTCTGGTGTGCGAAGCCATTCGGGAAGACCTTAGTAATCCTGGCCCTGACAACCGGCCCACCAGCGACGTCGAGCGCTTGCTGGCCATCGTCGAGCGCCTGACAGGAGATGAGTTATGACCACGTACTCGGACGCGCAGGTCGAGGCGGCGGTTGCAGTCCTTCACCAGGCGCGTGCGACCCTTCGCGAGGACAATCGCATAGTCCGGCTGATGCTCGCCGCGGCGAGCGTGCCTGCGCAGCCGCTACCCTCTGCGACTGCCGGCGAGTGGACTGACGCGGACTACGAAGCAGCCGAGAAAGCCCTGGTTCGTGCCGCCCAACGCGGCGTCAAGACCGAGAAGAGTTATCACGCAGCCAAAGTCGCACTCGACGCCGTCTCGTACCGCATCAGCGTGCCCGCGCAGCCGGCCGGCAAGTGGACTGAGTTTGATCAGACGATTGCCGTCCAGGCGCTGTCCGTTCTGTGGCCCGATGACAGCGAGTACGAAGAGGAACGCAACGACGACGTCTACAACGCCGCCAAGGCCATCCTAGAGGCGGTCAGGTATCGCCTGATTCCTGTCCCTGCCCCACTCGTCCTGGCGCCCAGGAAGAGCTTTGTCGATGTGCTCGACGAGATACGCCAGGAGTTTGCCGCGCAGGGCGTCACGATCGACCTGGAGCGCTTCAAGGCGGCACTGCATGGCGACGCCCGGCGCGCTCGGGTGAACGAGTTGGCGAATGTCCTGCGGACACCCTTGCGGACTTGGACAATGACAGGCGCAAAGGAAGCCCTCGACGAGCTGGTGCGCTTGGCTGGAGGTGGGGAGTGAAAGACGCTGCCGATGTGGCGCTCGACGTTGCGAACGAGATCAATCCAGACTGGGCATGGGCCGGCTACCACCTCTCATGTCTTGCGCGCGCCATCTTCAACGCGCGAATGGAGGGTGAGGACGCAGCCCGCGCAGGCGAGGCGAACTTGGCCGAGCGGTTCGAGCGCATCCGTGCAGACGAGCGCGCCTACTGGCTCACCCAATTCAAGCTCGTCGAGCGTTGCTCCGAGAACGCGGACGTAGTGGACGAACTGGACGCCTACGATCGCGTCATCGCGCTCATGGCGGGAGGCGACCGATGACGAACGTTGTCGTCGACCTCGGGAAGCTGTTTAGCGGCATCAGCGCGCCACTTCGTAGGAGCGTCGCCAAAGCGTTCGAACAGGTTGCGGCCAACGTGGACCTCGACGTGCTGCTCGCCGTGGGCATGGACCAGGGCGACTACGCGGCGCTGGTGTCTGACGCGGAGGTCGATCTTGGCTTCTGCCCGGCCGTCCGCGACGAGTACCTCGCGTACATGCGCGCGGTTGTCTTTCTGGTCTGCTGGACGAAGTGGAGCCGCGCGTGCTTCTCGGCAGGAGGCGACCAATGACCGAGCCCCAAGACTTTACGGACAAGCAGGTCGAGGCGGCGCTGGATGCATCGCGGTGGTACTGGCGCGACAAGCCCGAGCACGTTCGCCAGGCACATCGCGACACCATGCGGCGCGCCCTCGCCGCCGCTAGCGTGTCACCATGGTCTGGCTCCCATGACCACAGCTCGCATCCGACACACACGCAAGAAACGGCGCAAGTGGCGAGCGATCCGGCGATCCGGTCGCTCGGCCGGGCCGACTCACAGGGGACGCTCAGGACGGACGGGCTCCATGCACAGCAAGAAGACCAGAGCGCTGGGCCGCTCGTCCTAGCGCCTGCAGAGCTTCAGCCAGACGCGCCCGTACTGACATCTGCGCAGCAAGCACAAGGCTGGGTCGTCAAGGACCAAGGCGGCATGCTGGTCAAGACCGCGGCCATTCGTGAGACCGCCGAGCGCCCGCCAGACTTGCTCACACCCGCAGAGCGGAGCCTGGTGGACATCATCGCGAGCGAGCAGGGCCGGTTCCCCTACGTCCGCACAACGGATGCACAACGGCTGCTCGCCATTGTCGATCGCTTGGCTCCAGACCCGAGGAGAGGCCGATGATCGAGCCCCATATCCCCATCTGGAACGCGGTCGTCCACGACCTCAAGAGCCGGGATCTATCGCTGCTTGGACCAGAGCAGACGCGCCTCGCCGTCAAAGCGCTCGTCGCCGAGATCGAGACCCGCGTGCTTAACGCCGCGCACGCCGTGTTCGCGAAGGTTGCTGACGCCGACGAAGCCGACGACTTCATCGGTCTCGTGGTGGATCGCCTGCGCCAGGAGGAGATCAACCGTGGCTGATCCGAAGGTCCATAAGCGTCATCCCGGCGATGGGCGTGCGATGTGTGGCGCGGGAACGAGCTCGCGCAGCAAGAAGATCACCCGCCTCACCAGCATCAACGCGGAGGTCACGTGCAAGACCTGCCGCGGCTGGTTCCCGGTGGGAGAGCGCGCGTTGCCGAAGGAGGTGTCGCGTGGCTGAGTCGGCAGACGAGCGCACCGCGCGGCTGACCGAGTTGGCGCAGCGCGTCTATCTCACCGACGAACACCATTTGCCCGGCGTCTATACCCTCGGGCGAGGGGCAGCTGTCCTGACAGATGGGCAGCACAACATGATGACGTTCGAAGGGCCGCGCGCCCTCGACGCGATCGAAGCCGCTCTCCGCGCGCTCGCGGATGTCGACGGCGAAGATGACCATCGATGTCCCGTCCACGCCGACCAGGTTCACGGCCGCGAGGCTGAAGAACTGCGGGCAGGCATTGAGAATATTCTCCGTGCTTTTGACCCGTCTGAGGACGACGACGTGCAACGGATTCGAGAGCAGTTTTTGCATCTGCTTGACGACGTCGATGCTCGCGACTCGCTGGCATGGTTAGAGCGGCGCGACGCGGCGGCGCTCGACATGCCCTGTTACCACTGCGCGAACGGCCTCTACTGCCCGCTCGCTGGAACCGATCACGGGCTGCGGCCTAAAGGCGGCGCGCATGGGTAAGAAGCGCGTCTCACTCCAGGCCGACCTCGACCAGCTCGCGCGCGAGGACCCCAAGGTCGCGGCTTCGGCGAAGGCATGCGACGACTTCGCCCGCAAGGCGCAGGTGGAGTTTCGCCGACGTGCCTACGAGCTTGTCGAGCGCGAGCTGATGGCAGCTGGTGTCAGCACTATCTCGTTCCAGCATCTGCCCAAAGGAGGCGCGTGCGCGGTTGGCGCCTGGTACCACGGCGGGCCGCTCAAGCCGGGCAGCCTAAAGTGGGTAGCTGACCACTGCGAGCCGCGGTCTGCGGTGGAGGCACGGTTCGAAGCTGCGGCGAAGGCACGGTGCGAACCTGCGGCGAAGGAAGGCCGCTGCGAGTGCGGTACCACGCTCGCGTACTACTCCGGTGCAGGCGCAAGTGGCGTGCTCTGCCCCGAGTGCGACCGCGACCACGCCGACGAGCTCGAGCCGGGAGAGCGGCCATGAGTGAGCCTGCGCAAGACCCGCCCACGCTGATCGGCGACGTGCACCTAGCGCTCGCCGCGTTCGGCACGCTGTCGTCTGGCGAGCTGCTCAACATCATCCGCGATGTTCGCCATGACGATCCCTTCCACAAGGACGCGGTGCAGCTCCACGACATCCAAGGCGCGCTCTGGCAACTGATCGGAACAGGCGCGGTCGTTCGCATCTTCGCGATGGACGGCACCGTGAAGTATCGACTCGCGCGCGCGCAAGGAGGCCGGCCATGAAGAAAAGGTGCACTGTCTGCCGCGATCGCCCCTCTAGGCGCCAGCTCGACTTCGAGCACGTCCACGGCCTGTGCGATGTCTGCGCGCGCAGCCTCGCGTGGACACAGCGCCGGGCTGGCGGCGAGACGATGTGGACGGTTCTCGAGTGGGCTGCCGAACGCGCTCGCAGTGCCGAGCGACGGCGCGGGAAGGAGCGCCATGCGTAAGAGGGCCGGCGACATCATTTACACGTACCGGATCAATGTCAGCGAGATCCAGCGTACGAACAAATTCAAGGGCGACCTGCACCCATTCCTCGTGGTCGTCGACATGCTGCGCTTACTCCTGCACAACCTCGATCCAGCAGTGACCAGCCGCTCGGCAGTCTGGAACGGCGTCGAGGCCGGCTCGCTGGACATCACGATTGTGCCCGAGCCCGCGAAACGTCGCGGGAAGGAGCGGGCCCAATGACCCATCTCAAGATCCACTTCGCCGACCTCCTCTATGGCCGGCCGTGCTGTGGCCAGGAACGCGGCGGCGCCGTCACGCGCGAGCTCGGCGAGGTCACCTGCAAGAAGTGCCGGACGATCTTGGACGAGTGCGAGCGGGCACTGCTCGAGCGGAGCCAGGTGCGGGAGGTGCGGCATGGTTGAGCGGCCCATCCTGTTCGCGGCGCCGATGGTGAGCGCGATTCTGTCGGGCGCGAAGACGCAGACGCGGCGGACGGTACGCGGCGACGACCGAACGATCTCAGCGGTCTTTGCCACGCAAGACGACGCCCATCGCCCGCCGAGCCCATTCGGACTGCCAGGCGATCGGCTGTGGGTGCGCGAGACGTTCGCGTTGATCTGGCCTGGCGAATACGAGCCTGACGACATTCGCGAGAATGAAGTCGAGTATCGCGCCGACCATCCCGGTAAGCGCTACCCCGGCGAGTGGCCAGACTGCCCCGCGTCAGAGACGGACTCGAGCTGCCCAAAGTGGCGCCCGTCGTTACACATGCCCCGCTGGGCCTCGCGCCTGACGCTTGAGATCACCGACGTGCGCGTCGAGCGGCTGCAGGACATCAGTGAAGCGGACGCGCGCGCGGAGGGCATCCCTCTGGACGTCTGGGACGCTGCACTCATCGCGCCCAACTACCTGACAGACGGCGAGTTCTTTCAGGACTGGCGCGAGGAGGAGCCCCATTTTGCGAAGAGCGATCGCATTGCCGTCGAGTCCTATCGAGCGCTCTGGGACTCGCTCAACGCCAAGCGCGCGCCCTGGTCGAGCAACCCGTGGGTCTGGGTGCTGAGCTTCAAGCGCGTCGAGTCTGCAGATCGAAAGGTGGTGGCGCATGGGTAAGACGCTACTCAGCCACGGGCGCGTCCTGGAGCGAGAGCGCCTGAAGGGACGCACCGTCACCCTCGTCCGGCTCAAGGGCGAAGCTCGCCGCGTTTTTGGCAGCTGCAAGAGCCTCTCAGTCTGGGTCGATCCGAATGGCGGCTACGTAGCGCGAGCGCACGTCCTCGAAAGTGCATTCATCGAAGAGCACGGCTTCACCAAGAACGGCGCGATGGTCGCGATGTGGGACTTGCTGCTCGGACTGGACCCTCGCGAACGGAGTCGCCAATGATCACCGTCATCCTCGAATCCCCGCTCGCCGGCGACGTCGAGCGCAACACGGCCTATGCGCGCGCTTGCATGCTCGACTGTCTGCGGCGTGGCGAGGCCCCGTTTGCGAGCCATCTCCTCTTTACCCAGGTGCTCGACGACGGTGAGCCGGACGATCGCGAGCTCGGCATCCTCGCGGGCCTGGCGCTCGGAGCGCGCCTCGAGAAGTCCGTCGTCTACACCGACTTAGGTGTCTCGCGCGGCATGCGGAGGGGCATCGAGGACGCGCACTGCAAGGGGCGGCCGGTGGAGTTTCGGACGCTGGAGGGATGGACATGACCAGATTCGCGGATGAGTGGAGTTGGGCACGCGTGTGGCACGGGCTTGAGTGGCGCGCGCGTCATTGCAAGGACAGCGCTCGCGAGGGGGCTCTGTCGGCTTCCGTGTGGACAGACGACAGGGCACCGCTGGGCCTCCGTCTCGAGTACCACTTGCGTAGCGGCGCGTGCGGGTTGCACGTCTGGTTGGAGGATGAGCACACCGTCACGCTGGGCGTGCAGGTGCCACTGGTCGCGCAGTTCTGGCTCTCGATCGATTTGCTCAACATGTGCTGGCGCGGACCGAGTCGAGCGCTGGACATATCGATCCACGACTCGGCGCTGTACTGGAAGCTGTTCGCGCCGATGAACAGTTGGTCATCTTCGACGCCGCGAAGGGTGGACGGCAGTTGGCACCCGCTCGGCTTTCACATGAGGCAGGGCAAGGTGGAAGTGCTCGAAGAGCGCGATGTGCTGGTGCCGATGACAGAGCGTAGCTATCGAGCACGCGCCAAGCTCACGCGTTCGCGCTGGGGCCTCACACGCCTGCCACGCGCCTTCGATCGGGCGCGGACGCACGTCGACATCGACATGCTTGAGGGCGAGCAGATCCCTTTTCCCGGCAAGGGAGAGAACTCATGGGACTGCGGCGACGACGCCACGTTTTCGATGCACTGCCCAGCGCTTAGCATCGAGGAAGGCATCGGGGTGCTGGTCGGAAGCGTGCTGCGCAATCGACACCGCCGCGGCTGGGCACCGAGTCAAGCAGCTGCAGAGTAACTGCTCGCGCGGAGCCAGGTAAGAGAGCTGAGCGACACCATGATCATCGACTCGAGCCGTTGGCGAGTCTGCAGACACAACATCATCAGGGGGGGAAGACACGTGGCCAAATCGATAGAGACGACAGACGCGCCCAAGCTCAAGACGCCCAAGCAAGGCACATCGAAGCAGTCGGCGGCGAGCGCATCGCCGGAGCAGCGCATCACCATCGCCGCGCCGGATATCCGGGTCGCCGAGTTTCGGATCGTGGGATCCGCGCCCTACGTGCAGAACCGCTTCTGGAACAAGGGCGCGATGATCGCCGCGCAGCAAGAGGGCGGCACCAACAAGAAGAAGGCCCGCGCGCCGAAGGACTTCGAGGCGCTGTTCGAGAATGCCAAGCACAAGGCCCCCGAGGGCTGGTGCGGCATCCCGGCGGCGAGCTTCCGCGCGGCGATGATCTCGGCCTGCCGCCTGGTGGGCTTTCAGATGACGCGCGCCAAGCTGAGCCTGTTCGTGCTCGCCGACGGCCTGGACGAGGACGGCTCGCCCATCGTGAAGATCGAGGGCACGCCCGAGCAGCACACGGCGCACGTGCGCAATGAAACGGGCGTGGTCGACATCCGCTCGCGTCCGATGTGGCGCGAGTGGGCTTGCAACTTGCGCGTCCGCTACGACGCCGATCAGTTCACCGCGGTCGATGTGGCGAACCTACTCATGCGCGCCGGCATGCAGGTCGGCGTCGGCGAGGGGCGGCCCGACAGCAAGAAGTCTCTCACGGGCATGGGCTGGGGAACCTTCAGCATCGACGGGGAGGGCTGAGATGCCAGATCTCAGTCAGTCCGCCATTGACGAGCTCGGCGAGCTCGACCGCGACGGCAAGCTCGCACCCGTGCACGTCCTCGAGGTCGCGCGCAACCCGGGCAGCGCGCTCCATGCGCACTTCAATTGGGATGATGCGTTGGCCGCGCAAGCCTACCGGATCGAGCAAGCCGATCGGCTCATCTGCAAGGTGCGCGTGCGCATCCTGCCGCGCGAGGACGACAAGCCGCGCACCATCCGCGCGCTCGTGCAGTCGGCGTCGAACGAGTACGGCCGCGAGGCAAACTGCCCGTGGTTGAAGCCGGCGGCCCGCAGTGCGTTCTCCAGCGCGGCCGCGCCCGCCGTGGTTCCAGACGCACCCGCGCCCGCGCCGAAGCCCGCACCAGCTCCTCAACCTGACGAGGGCGAGGAAGAGGATGATGGGGACGGCGATGATGATGACGACGACGATGAGGACGAGCGCGACGACGACGACGAAGACACCACGCAGCCCGATGTGCCGGCGGTCCGCCATCGTGCGAGCAGCATGACCATCAAGATCGACGCGCCCGGCGCGCAGCAGTTGCTTCACCAGGCGCTTGCCGAGCTCGCGGTGGTTCGCCGACGTTACGCGCACCTCGTCGAGCTGCGGCCTGTGTTCGAACAGTTCGATCGACTCGTGAAGCCGGAGGCCGTCGACCGCGCCGCGGATAGTCGGCTCCTCGCGACCGTCGAGCTCGCCCGCGAATACGAGCGCGCCGGCATGGACAGATTCACCGCGGCGGAACGCGCAGCTCGAGCGCACGCCGTCGATCGCGGGGAGGTACTCGCGGCGCTGCGGGCCACAGGCTGATGGGCAGGCACGGCAGCGCGAGGTTCCGCAAGGCCCGGCCGGGCACGGCTGGCAACGCTAGGCAGGGCTCGGCCGGGCACGGCATGGATCGGCGGCGCAGGCGAGGAAGCGCATGCCATCGCTAGGTGCGGCAGGGCTCGGATCGGCAGGTGGCGCGAGGTTCGGACCGTCAGGGCACCGATGGGCACGGCAGGCAAGGCGACGCACGGATTGGCAGCGAGTGGATGGGCGCGGCAGGCACGGCAAGGCGAGGCATGGGCATGGGTAGGTTGGGCGAGGTCAGGCAGGCGGCGCTAGGCAGCGCAGGGATCGACACGGCGGCGCACGGCTTGGTCGGGCAGGCATGGCAGGGATTGGTACGGCGAGGCCGGGCAGGCTGGGTCGAACGGGGCGGGGCAGGTTTTGCCTCGCTAGGCGAGGCGGGGCCCGGCTCGGCCGGCGGGGCTGGGCATGCCAGCGCAAGGCAAGGCAGGCTCGGAGTGGTGAGGCACGGCCGGGCACGGCTAGGCGCGGCACGGCAGGCACGGACATCGCGGGGCAGCGCTGGGCCTCGAAGGGCACGGCTGCGCAGGCGCAGCAACGCAAGCCTGGGCTACGCATCGCAGGGCACGGCAGGCAGGGCGTGGCGCGGCTAGCCCGAGCATGGCGAGGTCTGGCACGGCCGGCGAGGCACGGTGAGGTTCGGCAAGACCGGGCGCGGCAGGCGTGGGGGAACTGGGCTTGAAGTGATGGGGAGGGAACGATGGGAGCGGCGAAGCAAATGGAACCGAACACGCTGGTGGTGACGCTGACACAGGAGCAGCTGCACTCGCTCGTCAAGGATGCCGTCTGCGAGGCGCTCAGCGCACAGAAGCATCAGCCGGAGGGCTACCTCGACACCGAGCAGGCGGCGTCGTACCTGGGGACGACGGTGAGCAGCCTGCGCACGGCCGTCGCTCGCGGAAAGCTCACGCCAGATCATCGCGGGCAGCGCGGTGGCGGCATGAAGGGCAATCGCTTCTCGCGGCAGACGCTCGACGCGTTCTGCAAGCGCGTAGTGGGATGACAGGAGTACCCGTGTCGAAGAAAGCCAAACCCAAGAGTAGTGACGGCCTGAAGCTTCTCGGCCGCGAGGCGGGCAAGCTCAAGTACGAAGCTACCCTCCGCAAGAAGCAGGGTGGCAAGCTCATTGTCGACACGACCGCCATCATCCTGGCCGATTCGAAGGCCGAGGCGCTTATCGAGAAAGCGCGGCGACTCGAGGAAGCCGTGCAGACGAAGCTCGGTAACCGCATCACTGATCGCATCGCGCTTGGCCCCGCGTGCGACGCCTTCCTTGCCACACTTCGCAAGGGCACCCGCGTCCCCTACGGCTCCCACCTCAAGAAGTACCGCGCCGCCCTCGGTGACGATCGCCCGCTCGAC